TATTTGTTGAAACAAGAAGAGATGCATTAAACAGTAATCATATATGTATTGTTCACTATCAACAAAACAGTGTAGTTGCAATACATTGCAGGGACGCTGAATGGACACCTCAAACTGCTATATCTGGTTTTACTTCTATTAAACCTGGATTTAATTTAGCAGCAGTTAATAGTCAACAATTTGTTGGAACTGTAACTAATGCTGCAAACTTAGGCAATATTGAAGCTGTTCGTTATCTAAGAAATGATATAAGTGGTAGCATAGACGGTAGCTTAACATTAGCTAACGAAGGTTTGATAATTGGAGAGTTTGATGATCTTCAAGCATATATTGATGGTCCAGACGCTTACATAGCTAAACCTGAAGGTAAGATAAGTTTCCTATCGGGATTAACACCAATATTAAACTTAGATGAGACTATACAAGCACAATTTGCTGATGGTAGTGAAGCAGAACCTAGTATTACTTTTATTAGTGATACAGATAGTGGTATGTTTAGGATTGATGAAGACATTATTGGCGTAGGAGTTAATGGAACTACAATACTTGAAATTAGTGATGGCGGATTGTTTGTTAATGGTGCAATACAAGCCACTGCTTTTTCAGGAGTTTTAAACGCAACAAATGTTATTGCAACAAATATTCAAACAGTTAACTTAAATGTAACTGGTAATACTATCTTAGGTAATAATGCTAATGATAGTGTTCAAATACAAGCAAGCAATATTAGTATACCAAATGGATTGATATTTTCAAGTTCAGCTGTACAGTTTAACGGTCAAGTTAAACTTGGTGATATATTAACAAGCGATGATGGCATCGCTCCAATAACTATCGATCCTGATTTATATGTAACAGGTGATACCCAGATAGATGGTGACCTTGTAATAGGTGGCACAATCAACGTTGCTAACTTATTAATTGGTGATGAAAATGGTCGTTTGATATTTAATTCAGCAGTTGCTACTGGATATGCTAATGTTGGCGACTTTACTATGGGTCAAACTAACGGTATACGTAGTTATAATAGTCCTAAGATGTGGATTGCATGGAATGGTACGTTAGCTGGATTAGCAATTTACGATAGTTTCAACATTGATTTTGTAACTAGAACTAGTACTAATAATTATAGTTTTACAACTGAATATCCTATTACAAGCGGCGCGATGGCAGTGATTGGCACTAACAGCACTAATATGCCATCTGCTCCAAGTATTGGTGCAACAAGTTTTTCAATAACTACAACAAGCGAAGGCACTAGAATGGCGCTAGTAGTCTTAAGTCAATAAGGATTAACAAATGAAGATAATTTATCCAAATGGAACAGGTGGAGTAGCAGTAGCAGCAGTAAATCCAAAATATACTGATTTAGTAGTTGCTGGAAAAAAGTTTATTCCAAAAGGGTTGCCATTTAAAATTGTAAATGACAACGATTTACCATCAGATGACACATTCTTTGATGCATGGGAATATGATTTTTCTAGTAAAGATGGGATAGGCGAGAGAGAATAATGATTACAATTAATATGGAAAAAGCCAAACTTATCTGGCGTGAAAAAATATTAACAGAACGCAAAGCAGCATTTGAAAAGAATGACATAGCAATACGTGATGCACAGTTAGATAATGATGCTGAAAAGTTGGCAATAGCAATAACACGACGTGATGAATTGCGTGCTATTGGTGATATTATCGATGCAGCTAAAACAACGGATGAATTAAAAGCTACTTTAGAAATAATAAATAAAGTATAAAGGAAAATTAGATGGCTTCAAATGTTAATCCAAACAATATAGATGGCACATATCCTATTGCAGGACAGGATAATGACAGTCAAGGTTTTAGAACCAATTTTACAAATATAAAGAACAACTTTATATACACCAAAAGCGAAATAGAAGATCTCCAAGCAAAAGCTATTCTAAAGTCTGGCCTAACTGGTACTGTGCTTGACAATAACATGGCTGGTTCAACTTTTAGATCAGCAGAAGTTAGAGATTTGAGAGAAACAAGAGTTGATCTTGGCACCACTAGCGGAACTATCACACTTGATCACACTGCCGCACACTATTACGTTGTTATATCAAGTGGTAATTTAGAGATTTCTTTCGCTGGATTTCCAGCAGCAGGTCGCGTTGGAAGAATTCGTTTAGAAGTTACCATAACAGATACTACAGACGCACTTGTTCTTCCATCAAACGTAACATATGGTACACAGGGACTTGCTGGTTTCGATGGTATTGATACAGTTGAATTCTTTGCTACTGGTACTTACATTTTTGAATTTATAACTGAAAACGGCGGCACTGATGTTCATATTGAAGATTTAAGCCGTGCAAGAACATTATTCCACAGCGAGCAAATTACACTACAACAAAGAACTCCAGCTGCTGAAGGTCGCGATGGCGACACTGCTGGAATGATTGCTGTTGACGGAGATTATCTATACGTATGCACTGATAACTATGACGGTGGTTCCACACAAATTTGGAAGCGCGTATCACTAATACCTTATTCATAAGGACGAAAAATAAAGCCCCGCTTATTTGTTTCGACAAAAGCACCCCGGTAGTTCAGGCTGCCGGGTTTTTATTTGCATTGTTCTATAATACTTGCTACTATTACTTTTAGGAGTAAAGCATGTCGCAAATTGATTTAAACAAGTATCGAGAATTTGTATTAGAAGTAACCAGTAAGCCAAGCAAAGACCTAACGGAATTCATGAACCGATTAGATGAACTGGATGCAAACTACATTGGCGAAGGCAAGCACGGTCCTCAAATTAATGTACCACTACTTCTTACTGCTGGTGTTGGTCTCGCAAGTGAAGGTGGCGAGTTCAACGAGATTGTAAAGAAGATGTTCTTCCAAGGCAAACCACTTAATGATGACAATGTTTTCCATATGAAGCGAGAACTTGGGGATATTATGTGGTATTGGGTTAATGCTTGTACTGCACTTGGACTTGATCCAAACGAGGTAGTTGCTGAGAATGTTGAAAAGCTTAAAGCACGTTATCCAGGCGGTGAGTTTAACGTATGGCATAGTGAGAACCGTAAGGAAGGCGATCTCTAAACTATGGGGTTAGGTCCTCCTGTTTGCGAAAAGTGCAGAGTTATTGCTTCACTCGAAGCAATAAGGTTTAAATGGCATTGTAAATACTGTGGTAATAAAGATCCACAGTGGAACGCATGGGACTGTGGACTAACAGAAGAGGAACTGCACGAAAACAAACTTTTCCTCGATTTCGTAAAAGGAACACAGGATGCACCCACTAGCAGGAGATCTAACTCAATTAAGTGATGAAGAGTTACTTAAAAAGCTAAATGAATTATATGATAGACTTAAGAAAGCTTATTACTTTCCAGATCCAAGTATAACTCATCAATTAAAGCTTTTACTTGAATCGTACAGAAACGAACAAACACGCAGGGCACAAATTGCACAAGAAAAATTTATGCAGCAAAATAAAAAATTAGTTGACAGGATAGATATAAATTAATGTTTACATGGACAGCGGGATGGAATGGTATGATGTTACTAGATAACATCTTAGTTCCAAACGAATGGGAAATTAAAGTAGAGTTTAACGGAGAAGCAAACGATTTAGATCAAGAATTAATAGCATTTGATAGATGCAAGTTTTTAATTGAAGTTGCTTATCAAGAAGCATTGTTTATGCGTGTCGATGAAGTTACATTTAGTAAATTATACGATAAAGTTATATGTCACAAAATAACTTTACCTGATGAAGCTATCGATAGTAATATAGCTATTGCTACATTAAGCAAAATGATGTGTATCGCAGAAGATCGTTTATCATTTGATGGTATACACATTACTAGCAGGATTTCAGAAGGAATCTCATTTTACTTTGATGCCAATGATATGAAGAATGTGCCTTGGTTAGTTGACAATCCAGTGCGTAAAATGTCAGGAGAACCTGCTTGGTTTATGCGTAGTGATGCAGGAACAACTGATATATGGTTACAAAGTAAAAAGAAGCACGAAATTATACGCGACATTGATGATTGGAAAAATCATAGATTAGATTGGGAACAAACACCAATGCCAAATCCAACTGAAAATCTAGTTTTACCATCGCATAAACCAATCATCAAAAAAGGTTGGAAACCTAAAGTTATTGATGGCGGCAAGAAGTAATGTTTGATGAATATAATCGTAGGATAATAAGTGAGAAAGATCTAATAGATCTACTCTATAAAAATCCTACGATTGATTTATCAAACTTTTACTTAGATGATCCTATCAAACACAATGCTGCAATTGATATAAATTATAGTGATATCCCAAAGCTAGCTACACTGTCAATTATTGAAGTATCACCACAAGAGTGGCATAAACAAAATCAAAGTAATTGGTTAATGCCAGATGAATATAAAGACTTTGATATTGCTGCCTGGGTATTAAACCAATGTAATGGTAACGAAGTTGAACTACAGCGTTGTGGACAAGAGTTGTTAGAATATGCTGCTAGGGATTTACTACCCTTATTACAATACCTTAAATACTTAGTAGATGTTATGCGTAAAAATAATATAGTATGGGGCGTTGGGCGAGGTAGTTCTGTCGCAAGCTTTGTACTATATAAAATTGGCATACATCGTATTAACTCAATTGAGTACGATTTACCAATTGAAGAATTTTTTAAAGAGCTAATAAGCTGAGGAGAATAACATGGGTAAGATTTATAGAACCGCACAAGGTCGTTCGTTAGATATGGAAACAATTCGTTTACAAAACGAACTAGTACCAGCACTTGGAAATATGCGTGTTAATGCACGCGGTGATCAATTAGGACCAGGTGGTAAAGTCATTAAAACAAGAGAAATGATTATGGATGAGCATTACGCTACACGCACAAGTGCAGCCGTTGATAACATTCCAACACAAAGTTCCATCCCTACACGCAGTAATCCAACACGCAGGAAAAGCGATCCGCTTCCAATGAGCAGTAAGAAACAAGTTGAATTTACACCAGATGATGCAACACCAGATGTAATACTTCCAACTAACGAACCAGTTGCTGAAACAAAGACTAAAAAAACAAAAGAAACAAAGCTAAAGGGCGGTCTAGCTGCTGCTATCGCTAAAGCGCAAGAAACAGAAAAGAAAGTTAAAAGGATTGATTAATGCCAATTACACATGTTGAAGGAAAAGTTATACCTATCAAAGATCATATACTAGTAGAAGAAATGGATTTTGGTGAGCGCAAAACTCGTGCTGGTATTATCTTACCTGGGGACAATGGAGACTTACGTGGTATTAGACCTCGCTGGGGCCGTGTTTATGCAGTTGGTCATGAACAAAAAGATATTAAAGCAGGGCAATATATTCTAATAAGCCACGGACGTTGGACTCGCGGTGTTGAAGTTACAGACGAAGGTAAAACAATTACTGTTCGCAGAGTTGATAATAACGATGTGCTGCTTGTTAGTGACGAACATCCTGGTGTAGATGAAAACGTAGGCGCTGGTGTATGACACAAAAAGAAATAATGACCGAGCTGGACATTCTAAAAAAGAATGTTGCAGACCTACAATTAGAATTGAACAAAGCCTACAAGCGTATTGCCGAGTTAAATGAACAAATTATTGCTTTACAGCGTGAGCAGAGTGTAAACTTAGGGCAACGTTATTAAGAGGAATACATGAAGCAACTTTGGACAGAATTGTATAGGCCAAAAACTGTAGATGATTACGTATGGCGAGATGAAGAACAAAAGTCTCAAGTGGAGCAATGGGTAAATGAGAAATCAATCCCTCACATCTTGTTAAGCGGATCACCTGGTGTTGGTAAAACTACACTTGCTAAGATTTTAATCAACGCAATTGGTGTTGAAAAATATGATGTGCTAGAAGCAAACGGATCTAAAGAAGGTCGTAAGATTGAATGGATTGACAAGCTTATTAACTTTTGTCAAACTGTTCCGTTTGGTCCCTTTAAAGTTGTGCTAATTGATGAGGCTGATTATCTTAACCCGCATTCAGTACAACCAGCATTGCGTAACTTAATGGAACAATTTAGTGATAGTGTACGTTTCATTTTAACTTGTAACTATCCTAATAAAATTATCCCAGCAATTCATTCACGCAGCCAAGGTTTCCACGTAGAAAAAATTGATCATACTGAGTTTACTGCAAGGTGCGCCACTATTCTTGTAAGTGAAGGAGTTGAGTTTGATCTTGATATGCTTGACATTTATGTTACTGCCGCTTACCCAGACTTACGTAAGTGCATTAACAACTTACAAATGGCAAGCGTAAATGGCAAATTAAGCAATCCAAAAGAATCAAACACAAGCACAATTGATTATAGAATCAAGATGGTTGAACTTTTTAAGTCTGGTAAAATTGCAGAAGCACGTAAGCTTGCTTGTGAGAATGTACGTCCAGATGAAATGGAAGATATGTTCCGTTGGATGTACAGCAATTTAGATTTATGGGCAAAAACTCCTGAAGGACGAGATCAAGCTATTGTTAAGATTAGAGATGGCTTAGTTAGTCATTCCTTAGTAGCTGATACTGAAATTAATCTTGCAGCCACACTTGTTGAACTAACCACAATAGAAGAATAAAATGAAAAAGCATCGTTACCTATTTGCCAAGTATCTAGCTAAACCACGCGATCCAACAAAGACACACATTAAGGGGTATATGACAGATCCAAAAAATGTGCGTTATGATGAAGTAGTTGGGTTTAGTGTTGGTCTAAAAAACAAGGATCACGAAAATCAAATCATCATTGACATTGATGGACAAAAAGTAATTAAAAACTCCATGAACGAAAACAACGATTGGAGCCAATTGATGAATTACTTTTTGAGTACATATGAAAAGCAGTTGCTGAACTTTATGCGTAAAACAGGTGGAACTACACCGCAGGTTGCAGTGGACACCCCAAAGAGCTAAGTCCTTGTTTTCATTGCAGAATCTTTTTTTGCTATTTTGACACTTTTTTGGTTGACGTTCTGGACAGTGATGTTATTATCCAAAATGTGAGCTGCGGGAAATTGTTCCTGTAGCAGTTAGGAGATTACTATATGGCTAAGCTTTTTTCCGTAGTTGGTGTGTCCCGTATCCGTGAGAAGGATGCTATGAAGTTGCGTGTTGCTAATGGCAAGGCTGAGGCCCGCGCCAAGCGCCTTACGCGAGGTGGACACGTAGAAGTTGTGCTTTTTGATACTAAGCCTATGACGAAGGTGGACGCGCTTGCGTGGCTTGAGCGTACCCATCCCGACCTTGCTGCCCAGATTGGTGTTAAGCAGGCTGCTGCTGTGCGCGCCAAGGTTGCAAAGTCCGCTCCTAAAGCGGAAGTTGTAGAGGTCGCTGCTAAGGAAGTGGAAGTTGAGGTAGTTGATGAGCCCCTTAGCCCTGCTGCGAAGCTTGCACTTAAGCGCGTCAGGGACGCCGCTAGGAAGCGTGAAAAGCGCGCCCTGGAACGTGCTGTTAAGGAAGCTGCCAAGTCCGTAGCGTGACGTCTAATAGCCCTGCTAGGTGTTTGATCTAGCAGGGCATTCTTTTATCCAAATTAACAAGAGGTTGCAAATGGTACGTATATACAACTCGCATGTCTGGAAACGTTTGGAACTTCGTCATAAAAAGCGAGAAGCACGACTTCCGTGCGTAATACTTGCTACACTCTTTTGGTTGTTTTGGTCACCCTTTTTATCTGCCTTTATAGCAGGTTATTTTACAAGCACTACAGGCGGAGCATACTTGCTTTGGTTGTGCTTGTTTGGTCTTGCTACTTTTGGTTTATGGCGTGTATATGAGTGGGGTGATCTAAAATAATAGTTGACGAGTCTATAACTTAGTTTATTATGTTGGTATAACAAGGAGATGAGTATGAACAAGTACCTCACCCAGTACATTGCCCAGCGTAATATGCAGCGCATGTGGTTTAACCAGGTGCAGATTGATCCCGCAAACATTTCCCCTAAGGAAGCTCGCGAGTTGCTCGACTCGCTTGAGGGTGACCTTAGCCCCGAGAATTTGTGTTGCGATGGGGAACTGCGTGGTGCGCCGCTTCGTGCTAAGACCAAGATGCTTACTGAGGCCAAGAAGGCCCTGCTCCAAGGAGAATATTAATGAAAGTGTTTCAAGTTAGAGCATTGAGCTCATCTCGAGTCAGTTACGATTGTGGGACTTTTTCTACTCAGGAACTTGCCGAGGCAAAAATTAAAAAAATGAAAAGGGAACCTGGTTGGAAAACTGTTTGGGATTCTATCCAAATTTGGGAATTTACTGTAGAGGGTCCAGAAGCTAATTCAGATGCAAGCTGGGAAGTGGACAGGCTACGCGCCGAGGGCGCTTATGACACTGGAAGGGATGGTTGGCGATGATAGACTTTAAAGAACAACTTGAACAAATGGTTGAACCTCTTGCCCGTCAGTTTGCAGCGGAAAAGATGGCACTTGTAAAAGACATGCATGGCGAAAAACTTCCTGCGGAAATATGGAAGCAGGCTGTACCGCAGGCTCGTAAATTCCTTAACTTGGAGTAATATAATGGCACGGGAATATACCAACAAGCTACTCGAAATGCTCGAAGAAGGATTGCTCGATAAGGACACAGTTATTATGGCTTGTGTAAAGTACATGAGCGAGGATGACGTTAAGGACATGATGGAAGCAAACGAACTTCTTATAGATTGGGAAGGTGAGGAGGAAGGTTTCAGCCGCGACAATGACGTTTGGAGCACGGAAGACGATGACGAGGAAGAAGACGAAGATGAAACTTTTATTGATGTTAACCAAAATGGAGGAAAATGGTAATGGTACTATCGACTAAAAAGAAAAAACTACGCAAAACCGCAATCAATTTAATGCAGAAGCATTATCTTGTTACTGGTGTAAACCTATATTTCCGCAATCAAATTTCTGTTGCAGTTAAGCATGAACACATTGAAGATGCAGTTAAATCTCTAGAAAAGGATGGCACTGTTACCCGTGTTATGGTTAAAGGAGCAGTTGCTTATAAACTAAAGGATGAAATGCTGGTATGACCTGGCGACTTTTCCTCGATGACGAGCGTATGCCCGTTCGCGAGGATGAATGGTTTATCGCTCGTGATGTGAATGATGCGGTGTTCCTTGTTATCAAACAGGGAGTGCCCACTTACATCAGCTTCGACCATGATCTTGGTGATGGTGCTAACGGTGCTGCTTTTGCAAACTGGCTGATTAACCACATGCTGGATGAAGGAATCAAATTCCCAAAAGATTTTGACTACTTTATCCACAGCCAAAACCCAATTGGCGCTGCTAACATCCGTGCCAAAATGGATGCTGCTATTAAGCATATTGGGTACGAAAGCTAAGTGTTTGAAATCATTACAGAATTTTTTTGTAGTAAAATCAAGCACTTAGCAACTAAAAATAGTGGTTGACAGCACCCTATTTGGTGCTATTATTACGATATAACAAACAGGAGATACACGTTATGGTTACATTTATTGTTGGTGCCCTTGTTGGTGCAGTTGCTATGGACTACCTTTGGGCCCGCAAAACGGGTGTTGATAAGATGGTCTTTGCTAAGATCAAGTCCTTTTTTACCCGCTAAGTGCTTGAAATAAAAGCGCAATCTTTTTGGTTGCGCTTTTACCGTTTTCTGCTATTATACGAATATAAGCAATTAACAGGAGTTTAGCGCATGGGATATTACCGTAGAGCTTACGCACCCCGCATTTCCGCTGGTTATAACAAGCCCCAAAAAGCTGCTTTTATGTATAAGGCTGAGGACGTTTGGGCGGCCGCTGCTGCTGTAATGCGCGTTAACGGACAGTATTTGAAGGAAGCAACCTTCCGCGCCGTAACGGATGAAAACGGTTACACCTCAATGGTGCAGGAAAAGGAAGCTAACAAGGTGCTGGTGCGCCAGATGCTTGCTGCAAACACCACTTACACTGAGGAAGATATTGAGCGTGGTGCAGTTGCCCGCAAGTATTGGCAGGATAGCCTGCTTAGAATGCTTGGCGGTGCTGCTAACGATTTTGAACAGACTGCTATTGCACTTGCTAACAAGGAGCAGATTGAGACTGTTTATGACGTTAGCGTTATTGCTAGCCTCATTGCTAGTGCCGACCGCGCTCTTGCTCGTGAGGCGGTAAAGGAAGTTAAGTTGCAGACCAACTCCGTGCATGTTGGCAAGGTTAAGGACAACGTCGTTGTCCGCGATGCTGAGGTGCTGACCGTGCGCTACAATGCCAACTTTGGCAAGTACCGCGTTGATGTGCGTAGCAACGGTAACCTGTTTAGCTGGTGGGCTAGCAAGGACTATACTGTGGGTGCCCGCGTTAACATTAAGGGTAAGGTCAAGGCACACTATGCCGACCGTGACACTAACGTTGCTGTTACGCAGCTTAACTATGTAAAGGAGGTTTAATTGAAAACTTTTTTTGTGCTTTGGATTTGGTCTGGACTTGGACATAGCCAAATAATGGCAATGGACCACTTCCCCACACTTGAGGAATGTGAAGCTGCTAAGGCTGCTGTGGTACAATTTTACGATGGTGATTGGGACCAAAATACAATTAAACAAGATATGGTTTGCTTAAAGGCAACAACGAAATAAAAAGGAGAACTAAAAATGTCGAATGCAACTGGTAAGGTAGCTGAAAAAAGTTTTGTATATAACAACCGTACATCAAACTTTGTTGATTGGTGTCAGGAGGCACAGCGGCGATTTAAGGCAATTGGACTTGACCGCTTTGACGAATTTAATCTTGCGCCCAAACATGCTTACGAACTTGGGTACACGCCTGATAGTTGGGCGCGGGAAGTCCAGGATCAAACTGCAAGGGCAAAGCGGGTAAGGGAATTTAAGAAGTTCAATCCGTAAATTTTTGGTTGACACTTGCCCAGCGTATGCTATATTTGCATTATTAACAACAGATTGGAAATATAGATGAACAAGGTAATTGTTTTTGACATCGATGGTACGCTGGCCAACATCGAGCACCGCAGGGGTTTTGTGGCTAGCAAGCCAAAGAACTTTAAGGCATTCGTTGCTGCAATCCCGCAGGATACGCCGCATGAGGAAATCGTGTTCCTCGCGCAGACGTTTGCTGCACTGGGCAACCAGGTTATCCTGTGCTCGGGCCGTGGTGAGGAGGAGCGTGAAGTGACCGTTAAGCAGATGGAGGACTTTGGTGTGAAGTTCAACAAGCTGTTTATGCGTAGCGCAAAGGATTACAGGAAGGACTCGATCGTTAAGGTTGAGCTGCTTGCTCAGATCCGCGAGGAGTTTGGAACCCCCTATCTTTGGTTCGACGACAGGCAGCAGGTTGTTGACGCAATCCGTGCTGAGGGTGTGAAGGTTTGTCAGGTTGCGCCGGGGGACTTCTAATGTCCCCTGTGCATACTGAAGTTAAAATTACCACAAAAAATTTGGAAATGATTAGTATCCTTGATTGGTGCTGCACTACATTTGATGGGATGAAAAAGAAGAAGCGTGTTGCTAATTGTTTTACAAGCGGTAAAGGTTGGAGGAAAATATCTGGATCAGTGATTGGGGAAGGCGAACACACTTTTCAATTTGATAACGTAGAAGATGCGACATTATTTGCGTTGAGGTGGACTTGACATGTCTCCCCGCTACTTTATTGACTACGACGATAGCAGAGTTTTTGTTTCGTTTGACAAATTAGATCAGCAGATATTGAACCTTATCAAACACGTAAAAGAATGTTACAATATCCCAAGTCAAAATTTGGATTTGGTATCTTACACTGTAAAACAATTAGTAGAGAAAGAACATAATGCTGTCATTATTGGCGGCAATGTTATACGTATCGGCAAGGTAGGATTACAGTCTGCATTTGTTTTTGATACAATGTCTGATTTTACTATGTTTATGTTGAGATGGTCGTGAGTTATTGCTTACCGGATAGATACAAAGATCCAAGTCAATTTGCAGAGTATCAACCATGGTTTAAAAAATCAATGGGTGATGTCCTAAAAATTACTAATATGAATGGATTCGACGTTTACAAATTTTATGAAGCACAGTATAATGTGAAACTTTTCCGTAATTCGTTTGGTGTAATTGAGCAAGTTATCTTTCCTTCGGAAGAAGACGCATTGCTTTTCTTGTTGAGGTGGTCGTGAGATATAAAATTATTGTCAAAAATGAAAATTTTATTGAAGCTGTTAAATGGGCAGAGCAACATTGCAGAGAAGATTATAACTTCAACCATTTACTTACCGAAAACGAGAAAGTAATGCTACGGTTTTATTTTAGGAAAAAATCAGACGCTACACTTTTTGCGCTACTGTGGAGTTAAAAAATGGAAGATCCAAATACCATTATTGAAAATGCTGTTGGTGAACTTTATCGCGGGTTTTACAAACTTCGCCAGTCCAAACAGTACCAAGAAGAATATGATGCAATGGGCTCTTTGCTCAACATGCTAACACAGGATAGGGACTTCCTAAGGAAGAAACACAAAGTAAATCCATAATGGCTAAAGTGACCATTCCATATAATATTATTGATCCAGCTCTAAAATGGGCAAAAGATAACTGTCCATCTTACATTACCAATAATGTGGTTCCTGTAAGCTTTGTTGAAGCAAATGATTCTGACTATATATCAGTTCGTGTTATATTCCACTTTAGTGAAGAAAAGGATGCAACTCTGTTTGCTTTAAGATGGACCCAAAATGAGTGACAAAGTTTACACTGCACTGTATCCTTTAGATTTTAGTGGTTACGAATTATACGAAAATGTGCAAACTGCAATTGAAAGTTATTACTATCACAAATTTCATCCAGGTGGATTTGTTTACGCATTACTGTGTAACGATTTAGTTGGGGCAGTATTAAAAGCTGACTATTGGAATGCTTTTGAAATAAAGCAAATCGTGCTTTGGTTAGTTCAGCGTATGCCGCCCGCTGCGTGGGGAAGTAAAGAAGTAGTTGATGCTTGGTTAAAAATTGATTGACTTTGATTTTAATTTCTATATAACAAAATAATAGTTACAAAGGAATAAATTATGGCCACTAAAGATTGCACAATGGATTTAGACATTGCTTTTTTTAATGAACTTTTTCTTAAAGCTTATCCCAATGCATGTGAAATTACTAAAAAACAATCTAAACAAATGCTAGCAGATGGCGTTATTCAAATTGAAACACTTTTTGAATTGTCCATTTCTAAAGTAGGAAATTTGGAAAGAAAGTCCGTAGATGGGATGGACTTCTCAGATTGGAGTGATGCTAAAAAGACAAGTGTTCGTACTTCTCGTTATGGTAACGCTTATTCTGCCCCAGTTTCTCAAATTCATAATAAAAAGGGGAAACTACGAGTAATGTGCTACGAAAGGAAAAAGAATAAATTTTATTATTTTGTTTTTCCAAAGTCTGCTTACAAACACATTACGTCATCGAGCAATATTGAAATTCCATTTTATATGGATGGAACTCCACGACGAATTCCATCGAGACCAGTATTTACAAATTGGTGGAGATATCAAGTTGACTCTTTTGAAGAAATGGCAGGTGCTAAGGATGCCAAAGAATTAACTTTAACTGAACTGGGAAATAAAGATCGTGCAGAAAATGCTCAATGTTGGTGATACAGTTACAATTAAAGTAAAGAATCCAGTTTGGTGGATGAGAAAGGCATATGCAAGTTATGTACAAGTTCCAGAATTTAACACCTTTACAGGTAGAGTGGTTCGCGATCATCGTGCTATTAAGCCTGGTCAAATTGGGCTAACAACACAGGATCCAAACTTTGACTTGCGAGTTATTGATATAGAGCGTATTGTTGCTGTTGATGACACAGTTATTACTCAACCAGTTAAAACTGAGTCAAGCACAAAAACTTGGACCGTCCAGGGGTCTAAGGGAAAAACTTATACCGTGACGCTGGATCACGGACGTTATGAATGTACATGCCCAGGCTTCCAATTCCGGCGGTCCTGCAAGCACGTAGATGAACAGAAGGAAAATGTTTAATGATTAAGTCTGCTTTTATGTTTAGTGCTGCTGTTGGTCTTGCTCTATTTGCGGGTACTGCTAACGCTGCCGAGAAGATGAAGATTAACCTGTGTACAGGCAGTGAAGGTCGTCCTTATCATGAGACTGGGCAGTATATTGCTAGCTTCATGCGTGACAGCCGCAATGCTGAAATTAATGTTGTTACCAGCAAAGGCACATGGGACAACATTGAACGCACCGTGCTAACACCTGCTACACCAGAGAATGTAGGCAGTGGCGAAGCATGTCATGCTTTTATTGGTCAGCCTGATGGTGCTGTTCTACTAAAGCGTAAGAATCCAGCCGCTGCAACCAAGCTACGTATTATTGGTTTAGGTCCACGTGAATTCCTGCATGTGCTTTGCTCCAAGGAGTCAGGTGTAGATGATCTAAGTGATCTTGCAGGTGACAATAGTAAGAGTGTTGCGCTTGGTGCTAGTGGCTCTGGTTCTTGGCTAATTTGGCAAAACTTTATTGCAGAAGACAAGAGCTATGCAGAAGTCCAAGTTACTAGCGAAGAAGGTGCTATTGCAATGGCTAGCGTAGCGTCAAACACCACTACTTGCATGATTGTTCCTGCTGCTGTTGGTAATGCTACAGTAGCACAAGTAGATACTGACTTTGGTGATAGCATTAATCTAGTTGGTGCTAACGACAAGGACTTTAACGATGCAACCAACATTGATGGAAAGGTCCTATATCGCTGGCAGACAATTCCAAGTGGTACTTACCCGCAGAACCTACAAGCAGGTTGGTTCTCTAGTGCAGATACAGTTGCTTGGCAAGCAGGTGTTTACGTAAACACTGAGTACTTTGCTGGTAACCAAAAGGCACTGGAAGACTTTATTACTGCGGTAGCTAAGGCTAAGCCTGCTATTAAAAAGACTTTTGGCGAACTAAAATAAAGGCGTGTAGGTAGTATACGTCTCCTCTGATGAAAGGGTCCTAACGGGCCCTTTTGTCATAAATATTAGATGCTACTCGTTGATTTATTTGAAGGTGGTTGGACCACTACTGTAACCCAAGGTACTGTTATTCGTCCCAGTACCGTTAAAAAAGCTCTAGCAATAATGGAAAAGTTTATTGCTGATTTTAATGTTTATGCAAAACAAAATGATATCCCAACAGTTAAGATTGGACACCCAACAGGTAGCAGCGCATATCACGAAGTAGATCCAGAAGATAAAATTTACGGTGATATCGATTTACAAATTGTTGTTCCAGAATTAAAAGACAAACCAAATATGACTACTGGACAAATACAGTATTTTTGGAATAAGCAATTTGGAGAGTTTGTAAAAGCAACTAATCCAAATTATGTACATCCTGATTCAACACCTGGACATCCAATCCTAAATATTGGAGGTGATGCTTGGGTACAGATTGATATAATGCCACACCCAGAACCACTTGCTACGTGGGGACGATATAGAGCAACACCAGAGCGCGGTGTAAAAGGAATGCTTAACGGAAATATGTTTGCTGTAATAGGCGAAATGCTTATGCTTAACTTGCAACATTCCGGAGTGCAATATAAGGAGCAAAATAGTCGTCGTGTTCCATATGCTGCAACTAAAAAAGATTATGAATTAAAAACTATTACTACAAATGTAGAAACATTTGTGCGTGATATATTTGATAACGAATATAAAGACATCACATATCGTGATCCAAAAAATGCTAAAATTGATCCATTGTTAATTAAGCATCCAGGTAGTGACCTTAAAGAAGTAAAAATCAGTAACCTTGTTAATGCTGTAAAAGGTATGGCACGTAGTTTTGAAATGAACAATATGTATGGTAAAGACATACTTACTCCATATTTGAATGCAGAAGACTTTTTAAACAAGTTTGTTGAGATCTATATGAAAAAAGCACAAGGTGCAATTGATGCACCAAAACGCGATAAGGCAGAAACTCCAGAAGCTAAAGCAAGAGCAGAAGCAGATAAGAAGTCTATTGCTCAAGGTGCCAAGATGGTTCAACAATTATTTGCAAAGAATGATTAACGTGCTATAATGCACATATGAGTAGAATCTTTATTATTTCAGATACGCATTTTGGACACGAAAACATTTTAAAGTTTCGTGATAGTAACACTAATGAGTTGATCCGAAACTTTAGTGATATACATGATATGAATGAATACATGGTTGACCGTTGGAACAAAACTGTTAACGATGATGACATTGTTTACCATCTCGGTGATGTTTACTTTGGTAAAGGACATGAGGTACTAGGCCGGCTAAAAGGACGCAAGCGTCTTATTCTTGGCAATCACGATCACGGCAAGGATCAAAAGCTGCATCAACACTTCCAAAAGATTTTGATGTGGCGTATGTTCCCAGAATATAATTGCTTGCTAACGCATGTGCCAATTCACGAAAGTGGCATGTACAAAGTCCAATACAACTTGCATGGGCATATTCATCAGCAAAAGAGTCCTACGGAACGGCACATCAACTGCTCCGTGGAAGTGCAGGATTATATGCCAAAATTGATCACGGATTTGGTGCCAAATTTAGCTGTACAAAACGGTTGACATACCCCTTTTCTGTGTTATATTAAGCTATAAACAGATAGGGGAAGCTTTATGAAGTACGATTTTCCTGTAATTACGCACATTAACGAAGTGCTACCTGCAATTGCAGGACGCGACGAATTTATTGTCGCGCAGAAGGATGGGTACCAGGTTGTAAATTACGCCGTTATGATGGAGGACTCTTTCCCGCCCGTTTTTACTGCTGGCGGGTCCGCTGCTATGCGTGAGGAAGCTACCCTGCACAAGTCCATTTTGCGCGAGTGCCGTGGGCTTGTTTTTGACCTTGAGGGCAACCTAATCAATCGCCGTTATCACAAGTTCTTTAACGTAAATGAGCGTGATGAAACTCGCTTTGAAAAGATTGACTTTAGCAAGCCGCATGTGATCCTCGACAAGCTTGATGGGTCCATGGTGTCTCCTTGCATGGTAAACGGCCATGTTCGTTGGATGACGAAGATGGGCATTACTGATACGTCCTTGCAGGCAGAGCTCCACACTGTGCGTAACCGCATTTACCGTGAAATGGCTGAGTGGGAACTTAGCCGTGGATGGACGCCTGTGTTTGAGTGGGTAAGCCGCGCTAGCCGTATTGTTCTTGATTATCCCGAGGATTCTCTCGTCCTTACTGCTATGCGCGAAACTGCAACCGGTCGTTATATGTTGTATAAGGACATGGTTGAACTTGGATATTACTATGATATCCCTGTTGTTAAGGCTTACGATTACCGTGCCGAAAACATCTTGGAAATCGTGCGCGAGCTCGAAGGTGCTGAAGGCGTAGTGATCCGTTTTGACGATGGGCATATGCTCAAGGTCAAGGCTGATTGGTACGTGTTGCGTCACAAGTCCAAGGATGCAATCACACGCGAAAAGAACGTGCTTGATTATGTTGTCAACGACCGTGTTGACGATGTGCTTCCGTTCTTGCAGGTTGAGGATCAGGAGCGTTTGCTCAAGTTCCAGGACAAGTTTTGGGAAGGGTTTAAGGAGTCGCTTGCGGCTTATGAAGACCATTATCAGAACGTAGTTGCTGCTGGTGTTGACCGCAAGCAGTATGCGTTGGAATGGAAACCGGTAATTGAAAAGACTTTTCCGTTTGCTCCGCAGTATGTTTTTGGTCGTATGTCTGGTCGTGATGGCCGTGACATGTTGCTTGATTACGTAGGCAAGAACATTGGAACTAAGTCTAAGATTGATGCTGTACGTAATGTTTGGGGTGGGACCGAATGGTCCTACTCTTTTGAAGGAGATGTGTAATGGCACTTGTAATTGCAAAATATGAAATTATATCTAGTGCTGGAATTATGGCATTACAACTGTTAGTAAATGATTATATTTCCCAAGGATGGGAACCACTTGGTTCTCCGTTTGATTACGAAGGTAGAATTTGCCAAGCTATAGTTTTTAAGGAGGTAGCATAATGGAAAAACTTCCAGTACTGTACGTATTTGTTAACACTGATCTGCCAAGTATGAACCCTGGTAAGGCGCAGGCTCACAGTGGTCACGCTGCTAATGCGTTTATTCATCAAAATGCAATTAAGCTTATGCTGGCTGGCAAGCGTGTAGACCCAATTCTTGCTGAATGGATGGGTGCTACGCCGTTTGGATTTGGCACACAGATCAACCTCAAGGGAAAGTGGGATGATGTTGTTAAAACCGTTGCTGACTGGTGTGAAACTGGTGGGCGCGGTGAACTGGTAATTGATCCAACCTATCCTTATATTGTTGATGCTGAAATTGTTAAGCTGATTGACTCTAAAGTTCATACTGAAATTCCGTTTGATCTTGAGAACGGTAAGTTCCTGTGTCATCGTAATGAAGTGACCGCAGCTTATATCTTTGGTTATAAGCAGGATCTGGAACAGTTTGTTGGCAAGTATCCACTGCATCCATGAACCTAAATGACAAAAAAGTACTACGTGTAGCACGAGCAATATGCTATGCTGCTGGTACTGAAAACTTCAGTTATTGTGTAGTTTGTGATCCTGATAATAAAGGATTAGGGCCATCTAACTGCACAATGATTGAACAATTCAAGCGTGAGGCAGAGGCTGCAATTAAGGCAGCAAAGGGATATTAAATGACCAAAAATGAAATAATTGAAATGCTTAGGGGCGGAGTATATACAGTGACCTTTACCAAGGTAAATGGTGAGGAACGTAGTATGCCCTGCACACTAATGGAATCGTTTTTACCTCTACCAACAAAGAACGATCCAATTACGCAAAAGAAGGTGCGTGAAATTAATGATAAGGTAGTTGCTGCTTGGTGTGTTAATAAGCGGCAGTTCCGCAGTTTTAGAGTAGACAACGTCATTAAGATTGAAAAATATACAGAGAATAATAATGGCTAAAGAACTATTGTTTAGCGTGACCGCAGCAGATTGTGATTGGCAATACTTGCGTGGTACAGGTCCAGGTGGACAAAAACGCAACAAGACTGAGTCCAAAGTTCGTTGCGTCCATCGTGCTAGCGGCGCAGTAGGCGAAAGTGACCTTACTCGTAGTCAACACGAAAACAAACGTATTGCATTTCGCAAAATGGCAGAAAGCAACGAATTCAAACTTTGGCATAAACTAGAAACGGCACGGCGCATGGGCGATCAACTTACTGTTGAGGAGAAGGTTGACAAAGCCATGAACGATGCTAATTTACGTATTGAAGGTAAAGCTGGCGGGCGTTGGGTTCCAATTGAAGAAGCGCCGTTTGAGGAAACAAAGTAATGAAACTAATCAGTGTTATGTTGTTTATTCTTAGTATGGCGTTGTTGATTTCAACGCTTAAAACAATTAGTCTTCGCCATGAAAATAATTTTCTAGCAGCAGATCGAGAGTTCTTAAAAAAGAACTATGACTATTATTTTGATGGAGCAGTTAAAAGGCAATACCTTGATATTTGTAAAAATGCAAAAGGTGAAATTGGTAGTTGGTTCAAAGATGAGTGTGTGAAATAATGGAAAAACTTTTAGAGCTTGCTAAAGAAGCTGGACTTAAAGGACAGTTTGAAACTGGACTAAGTCCGCAAGAGCAAAAATTTGCTGAACTAATCATCAAAGAATGCGGCATAACATTGCTCGATAGCCGATACAAGATTGCCGAGACTGATTATTATGATGGTTTCAATGAAGCTTTAGTATACAGCGCAAATAGAATAGAAGAGCTTTTTGGTTTTGAGTAAGCATAAACATATCGATGATGCCGGCGAACGTGCTATAAAAAAGCATCAACAGTTGTTACATGCAAAAGTACTAGAATTGGTTCTTGGAGACATGGTAGGAATAGACGGGGTGCATGAAACTAGACAAAAATTAAAATGGTACTATGACCATTTAGAGGAATTTGATAATGGACTTTGATGGAGTTATGATGACAAAACATTTTAGAAACGATGACGATGTGCCAGATGGTTTTCTTTGGCCAACTTGGTCAGCATTTGAAAAAGATATGGAAGAAGAACTAGAGCGCATGAAGACTGAAGGCGTACGTCTTGGCAAATTAGAAGTAACACCTGAAGGATGGTTAAAAGGTCATGGACACCTAGACAACTGGTTCGATGCAGTCTGTAAGAAAGACGACTAAAGAAGTTCCACAGCACTACGATAAACTTGGAACAGAACTTTTTCCAGGCGATTTCGTTGCTGCTCCTTGCGTTCATAAAAAAATACAGATTGCAAAGGTGATAAAACTTAATCCTAAAATGCTAACAATCTGCAAGATTGGGACAAAGTATAATACAAATACATATGCTAATGAAACAGTAAAACTTGACCCTGCACTTGTTTCTATGTATATTTTACGAAACAAAAAGTAGATAATATGCGAGCAGAATTTGAATCACTTCTTGGCAAGACACTTATAAAAATTGAGTCAGATCCACAAGAGATCAAATTCTACACATTTACCCATGTGTATACATTGACGCATGATCAGGATTGTTGTGAGTCTGTTACTGTAGAAAGCATCAACGGTAACTTAGAGGATTTAATTGGTAGTCCTATTCTTCTTGCAGAAGAAGCAAGTAATAGTTGGGATGCAACAGATGATGCAAGAGTAATGCATGCCTTAATGCCAAATGAACCTATATCATCTGGTGATGAAAGTTGGACATGGACATTTTACAAGTTAGCAACTATTAAGGGCTATGTTGATATACGTTGGTATGGTACTAGCAATGGTTACTACAGCGAAACTGTAAGTTTTTATTGTAATGAGTACTAATGGAAATTTATTTTTATAAGATGCCTGCTACACCACCAAATGTTTGGTTTACAAATTTTAATGGTGTAGTAATTTCTGAATGGTGTGCTGAACATAACATTCGTTATAAAATGTATAGCTTTAATGGATTTAGTACCGGAATTGTTCTTGAAGATGAAAAAGATAGAGTGTATTTTGAATTAAGATGGGGTGGGAAACCTCCTACACACATAGAGGATTATATAGACTAATGGCTACAATATACATGCTTGTGGGAGTTCCCGGTTCGGGCAAAACTACGTGGATTAAGAATAATAAGCACAATGCTGTTGTTCTAAGCACCGACGATTATATCGAAAAGGTTGCCGCTAAACAGGGCAAGACTTATAGCGAAGCATTCAAAGACGTTATTGGCGATGCTACAGATCAAATGGAAAAAGATCTTATCCAAGCTGTGCGTAACGAGCGCGACATCATTTGGGATCAAACAAATCTTACTGCTAAGACTCGTAAGAGCAAATTAAGTCGTATTCCAAAAAGTTATAAGAAGGTTGGGGTATACTTTTCTGTACCGCACGACTTGCGTGATCGTTTAGCAAGTCGTCCAGGAAAAACTATTCCAGAACCTGTTGTGCTGAGTATGATTAACCAACTTCAACCTCCATCAAAAGAGGAAGGATTTGATGAGATCGTCCACGCAAGCTGATTGGTTGCCCGTAAGCGAATACATGAGTTACGTAGGTGAACTACAAAGAAAAAGTGGTGAACCATATAATTGGAGTTATTATCTACCTAAAAGTGGCTATTACTCTGTTTTACTCCGCGATCCATTACAGTGGAGTAACGCACATGCTTGGGCAACCGATACTGCTGGTCTTGGTTATTATTGTTGGGCTGGTAGCGTTTTTTATTTTAATAGAGAAAGCGATGCACTTCTATTTGCACTACAATTTGGATAAAATATGGATCTACCTAAGTTAGAACATTTCTATGAAAGTGTAGAGGGATGGTTCACTGATCAAGACGCAGCAATGTATAAGTTTGCAATTGACCGTAGCCCAAACCCTGCACATTTTGTAGAAATTGGTTGTCACAAAGGTCGCAGTTCTTCTTATGCTGCTACAGAAATTGCTAACAGCGGAAAGAGCATTACATTTGATTGCATTGATATTTGGGAAGATAACTTAGTCTTTGAAGAGTTTAAAGTCAACATGAAACCACTTGAAAAGTATCACACTGCAATTAATTTAGCTTCAATGGAAGCAGTTAAACTTTATCAAAACTCTAGTTTAGATTTTGTTTTCATTGACGGGGACCATCATCTAGCGGCAGTAACTTACGATATAAAAAAATGGTATCCAAAAGTTAAACCGCAAGGGATACTTGCTGGACATGATTTACATTTTGAAACTGTTAAAACAGCAGTAGAAAAGATATTTGAAAATTACCAAACAATAGGTAATTGCTGGTATGTAATTAAAAAGTGAGAGAAAAATATGTGGCCATTTAAGAAAAAAATTGAAGTAGCTGAAGAAAAAGTTAAAGAAGAATCTGAAACCATTACTATCTATGCAAATGATGATGGTATGCGCCGTGCAGAAGTTGCTATGCGTATGGCCGGGTTTGCGATTAATACCACAATGTATAATCAGCTTCCTTGGATTGCCAAGGCATTTGATGAATACAAAAAACTAGATTATGCAGCTGGTGCTAATTCACGTAAAAAGAAAAAACCAAAGAACACCTACTGCCCTGGATGTAAGAGATATCTAGATGAGATTAAAAAAGATGGTTGCGGATCACAACGTTGTCCACCTCTTACAGCAGGACCTTCACCTAACGATTAATTGCTGTTGGCAATAAACGCAGGCACCCATTCCAATACTTCTGTGTGCTTTGTTAGAAAATGAAACCCTAGCCCTGCTCCAAAATCTTCTATTCTAAAATAAAACTTTGATGCACTTGGATCTATAACATTAAGTATCTCAAACAAATGAGCATCTGACGTTATCTCATCTTCCTCCATTTTAGTTGAAGATGATATGATTATTGGATGCTTATGAATTCCAAGAATTGCCATAGCTGTTAATTTTTTATTACCTTTGTAGACGACATACTTTTCTTTAAAAAAGTTTAGACATATTGGTGATCTAACAGGGTTGTTTGGTAATTCTGATATTAAGTATTCAACTGCTGCAACCGTTCGTCGTTTAGTATAATCGCTTGATTGAATAATTTCTTGATAAGAATTATTGTATGAGCTTGCTAATGATGTAGGATCTACTTTCAAAAGTTCAAAAGGGTTACAAGACTTAAAGTAAAGTTTGTAACCTTGAGTATTGAAGTAGGGAATAACTCCGTCAATAAGCTTGTTAGTTTCAGACTGGTTATTCTCTACTTCGCCAATAAACTTTCCTATATCAAGTAAAATAACTGGATTATTCGTCACCATAAATTTTTAATACTTCTGCTACTGCTGGGTGCCTTTCTATATCTTTATAACCAAATGCAGTCCATCCAATAAATTTACTTTCGCCAAAGCTTTGTAACAAACGGTCAAAGTCAATTAGACCATTGTCTTCGCCTTTGCGATCTGCCTGCATAACGTCACCTGTAACCACCATGCGTGAACCTTCGCCTAATCGAGTAAGTAACATTTTCATCTGGCCCGGTGTAGCGTTTTGCATTTCATCAGCAATTATATAACTGTCTTTGAAAGTGCGTCCACGCATAAATGCCAGTGGGCTTATTTCTAATATGCCTTCTTCGAGCATCATTTGTGTATCTTTTGGAGTATAATGTTCGTGCAATACATCAAATATTGGTCGTGTCCATGGTTCCATCTTTTGATTAAGATCACCAGGTAAGAATCCATGTTTTTCACCATCAACTCCAACTGCTGGACGAGTTACAATAATTTTCTTTATATCACCTTCTTTGAGTGCTTTAACGGCTGCTAATACTGCTAACATTGTTTTACCAGTACCAGCAGGACCTGTTGCAAATACTATGCTTAAGTCTGGACTTAATAAGTTATAAATGTAATCTTCTTGTCTTCTATTTCGCGGAATTAATTCTATGCGCTTATTATGTTTTTTATATTCATTAAAGTTTATAGTGTTATTTGATTGTTTAGTTTCATTGTTTTTAAACTCATTCCATGAGCGTTTTGTTTTTCTAGACAAGTAAATTTGCTCCCATAAATGAAGGGCAGCCCTACTAGGGCTAATTGCCCTCCAAAAGTATTTACGGTGTTTTACAAAACGATTGCTTCAAATGCTACTTTTATAATACTAGCATTTTACTTTTCAAAAACAAAGTACAAGCGATTTCCGTTATCTTTTTTAAGTGTAATTAACTTTACATTGTGATCTTTAGCAAGACGATAAACGCTATCAAAGTCGTAAGGATAAATTTCAATATAAGAACCATTTTTGTGCGTTTCTCCTGGATTTGCTCGCACATAGACGCGACCACCAGGCGCAGTCAATTCAAATACTTTCTTAAATTTTGCACTCACATCTTCATAACTACCAAAGTTAATACTACCTAAAACAAGTACAGCATCATATGTATTAGGTTCTACATTGTAATCGAGAATATCCACCATAAAGTCTGCACTGTTATTGTACTTGTCAATGCCAACTAGGTTTGGAATACGTGGTTTAAATTGATTGTAACCACATCCAACATCTAACACTGCTTTAGGATTTTCTTTTAAAACTGTATCAACTAATCCCCACCCGGTGTATTGATATTGATCAGTCTTTGGTTGCCAGATACCTTGTCCCCAAAAACGTTCGCTATACTTCTCATCAATGTTATCTACTAGATTGCGTATTGTTCCACTAAAGTTTATATCATTTAATCCAAATTCATCTGCACACGCAATTTGAAACTTCTCAAAACGAGCAGGTGTCCAAGGAAGATCGTTTATAAATGTATACTCATGAAAGGTTAAAGAATTGTATTTTGGTAATTTAAAGCTGTCTTGCAATTTTTCGCTTACGTACCTAAAAATTTTTTTATTCACTAGAAATTTCCTTTATTTGTTAAAAATCTATTTATAGTATATAATTTTTTATTAATATAAGTAAATTTATTAAAGAAAGCAAAAAAATGACACAGTTAATATGTTTAGCGTACCAACCTGGATCTTACGGAAGTTTTACAAGTTGGGTCGTAGATCGCTTTAGTGCAGAACATAAAAAGTATGAAGCAGTAGCAGATGATCCACTATTGCCAGATGGCAGTGGTCACAAGTATGTAACTTACTGCAAGATTCAAAACAATGACAACTTTATTGCAATGATGGATCATGCAAAGTCAAAGCAAAAACCATGGGGCTATAACATCTATGCTGGATGGCCTGTTGGGGTGCGTGAAGACATAAACGTTTGCATGATGAAAGCAATTGGCAATCTTAAAGACAACGACAAAATGATCTTAATTGAATGTACAAACATGGAGGAACATTTCATTCGTTATCTACGTAATGAGCCAACTATGGATCAAGCACGTTGGTATGGTATGTTAGAGGTGACCGACGAAGAGGATTTGTACGTTCGTCTCAAGGTAGACGTGGAAGCAAGACAACTTGCACCTAATTATTACAATAAGAACTTACTACGCATTAACATGCAAGACATTAACTTTGCTGAGCCATATGTTTTGTTTGATAAAATCACAAATTTTCTTGCGTGGGATATTTGCGACAGAGAACTTTTTGGTGAAATCTTTAATCGCAGACAAAAACTTCAGGTGCCATACTATGAGCAGTTGAAAAGAGTAATGACTGGTGATGTTCGCACACCAGCAGAACGTGTAGTTTACAGATACATTAAAGGAGAATAATATGGATTTCACAACTCTATTCCCGTTGTTTAGTCAATCAACGGGATGGGCAATTGTTGGTCTTTACGGACTAGTAGTTTTAGCATTAACTACATTTTACGTTAAGGGCTATGCAGATAATAAAACAAGCTTCCTTGTTGCACGCCGTGAGATTGGTGGTGTAGCAGGATCAATGAGTATTGCAGCAGCGTGGGCATGGGCACCCGCACTGTTTATTTCTGCCCAGATGGCATATCAAAACGGTATTGCAGGGTTGTTTTGGTTTACCATCGGTAACTTTTTAACACTCATTCTCTTTGGATGGTTTGTCCCCAAGATACGAGAACGAATGCCTGAAGGATTTACGCTTGCTGGCTACGTCAAAGAAAAGTTTAGCAACCGTGTACAAAACATCTTCTTGCTAGAACTTTGGATGCTTGCAAGCTGTGCATTTGCTATTAACGCACTTGCCGGATCAAAAGCAGTCGAGACAATTACTGGTCTTAACTACCACGTAACTAGCCTTGTACTAGCAGGTATTGCACTTGTTTACGCATTGCGCGGCGGACTTAAGGCATCAGTTGTAACTGAGATCTTCAAAATTGTTGTGCTATGGGCAGGTATTATCCTTGTTATTCCTTGGGCTTGGAGTGCAGCAGGTGGCAGCTTAACACTTGCAAATGGCCTAGGCGGTATTACCGGTAATGGCGCTAGCTTAATTAACGAGTTTGCGCTTGGTGTATTCATGGCCGTAGGTATGAGTACAGCACTAGGACACTTGGGTGCACCATGGGGTGACAACGGGTTCTATCAACGTGCATTTGCTATTAAGCAAAATGCAATTAGAAAGGCATTTATTGGTGGTGCGTTTGTATTCGTATTTGTTCCGCTAATGATTGGTTCACTTGGTTTCCTTGCAGCAGGCATGGGCTTACAGATTCCTAAGGAACTTGTAGGCATGACAACTGTTATTACAATTGGTAGCGTACTACCAAGCTGGACAGTGTTAGTACTTGTATTCATGTTGCTTGCAGGTCTAGTTGCAGTTCTTGACAGTCAACTTAACAGTGCTGCAAGTCTTGTAGGACATGACATTAAGAACAAGTTTAGCAGTGATACTTCTGAGACTGCAAACATTCGCTGGTCACGCGCTGGTATGTTTGCGTTAGCTGCAATGGCACTTAGTATTGCAAATTGGCCTGGCATGACTCTACTAACAATCTTCTTGTTCTTTGGTGTTATGAGAGCAACTGTTTGGTGGCCAATGATGCTACATCTATGGAAACCAAACTTAATTACTGAACGTGGTATGTTCTGGGGTATCGTAATCGCATTCGTGCTTGGGTTCCCAACATTCGTTTACGGTCAACAATTTGGCGGCGGTGCAAATCTAACTATGATTGGTACACTTGTAGCAATCTTTGGTTCAGGCGCACTTGCTTACCTTATCAGCAAGTTGGATAATAAGAAGTTAGCACATGCCTAACAAATATATATTCGTTGCCGGCGCACCGGGCTCCAAATGGAGCTCGGTCGTCAAAAACATTTATTACAGTCCTAGCATTGATCGTAGCGACTACAGCGATGATAGAACTTATTATCACAGTGCGTGGGGTAAACCAGAGTTAATGCATTTAGGTGCATACTACGATCCAGGCATGGAGTTTGGCAAAAAGTTTATGCGACTTCCGTTAATGGAAACTAAAGACGCAGAACAAGAATTTAATCGACCATTTAATGGCAAAGGTTCGCGTATAGTTAAGAGCCATGTGTTTTGTCACTACTTAGATTATCTTAAACACACTTGGCTAGATTCACCAATTGTATTAGTACATAGACCAAATGATGCATGTCTAGGTTGGTGGGTACGTTGTGGACAGTTTGACATTACGTATCCTAACTATCAATACTACAGCAATCTACAAATGATGGCTATGCATATTGACCAACAAAACGCAGACATGTTAAAGTATTGCGTTGAAAATGATGTTGATTTTGATGTTGAAGACAATTACGATTTATGCGATCGTCTTGGTATTGAACGACCATCTATCGAATACAAACAAAACTATGCACAATGCGATATAAGGGTAGCAATAGTATGAAAATGATTATACTATTTGGTCCTCAAGGATCTGGTAACCACTTGTTTGGTAAAATCTTTAGTATGCATCCAGCAGTGCATGGATGGAAAGATTCTTTAAAACCTGATGGGTATTTTATTCCACACTATAAAGAACCCTTTAACTGGTATTGGAATAATATAGATAAGATCGACATTGATATAATGGGCGGTAAGGATTATGCTGTAACAAGTATTAGCGCGCCTTATATTGAAAACTGGTTACCTAAAATTCCACCTGTACATGATTTTATGAAAGCAGTAGAGAATCTTGGCATTACTGTACAGCCTGTTGTTATTTCAAGAGATCAAAACATTCTTACACATCAGCAAACACGAGTACGAGGCGGACCAACGTGGGGCTGCGTTACACAATTAATACAGCACATGATTACTCCACCATTTTTTGTTAACCAAGAAGCACTTTATTTGTACCGTAGACATTATATCAGAAGTTTACAGCATTGGTTAGATTTCCCGTTGGCATGGGATGATCCACAAGTTGATGAAATTTTAAAACAAGATGCAAATGAAAAATATGTTCATGCCGCTGATAGTTGGTGGCTGGATGAGCACTTAAAAAACATTCTAACTCCCCCAAACTAATTTGACTTTTTAATAAATACTACTATGGATATTAAAGACGCTATAAAAAATACCAAAACTATCTATATGAGTAATAGTAGTTTAAATGTATTACTTGATTTTGAGCGAGTTATAGATGAGCTCGATCTATATGTGTTTGATAATTGGGAAAAAGGCGAATTAGTTGAAGGCCCAGTTATTGAAAAATATTGGGTTAGATGTAAATTTATGTGGCCACGCAAAATGATGCCAGATCCAAATGGTGCTGAAAGATTGCTTCCATATGGATGTAAAGTAACTTATGAAAAAACTAACATACAAATACCTACTAAAGTCAAAGAACCAGATGATTTTAGACCTGATGGTAGTCGCAAAGGCAAGTTAATTGAAGTTCCAGTTTGGTTAGTTGATATTAAAATGCCTAAAGAATTAATTGCAGATATTGAACAGGGTAGCTTAGAAATTGCTGGTGAAGATATGGATCTTGAAGATATCCAAAACGCTTACCAGCAGGGCATTGATCAACAAGCCAATGTTCAAAAAGAAGATGAATCTAATTTTGCTCCAGAAGCTGGAGCAGAACTAGGTATGGGTGCTCCAGAACAAGCAATTCCAGGAGGACTACCAGGTGTCGCTTAAAAAATTGGAACTTAAAGATAGTATTTGGGATACAATACACGTTGACGAATACAAAGCTAAAATGGGTGATGACGCAGACGTGATTGTTCTTAGCTTTAAGTCTAAGTATAAAGATCAAGCATGGGATCTAGTTAACTTTTTGGAAAAAGGGTATGAATGGATCCTTGATGCAGATGTTAGTGCTGGCGAATTAGAAGATGGCGGATACTTGGTTTTTATTGAAGCACTACGCAGACCAACTATACCTAATAAAATACTAAAACTACTCGATGATATGGCTAATTTAACTGGATTAAAACCAGAAGAATATCGCTTACAATACCATAAAGAAATAAGTTACGTTCCGTTAACTATGGAAAATATAACAAATAAGGTTCCATTAGAACCACGTAAGTATAAAAAAATGCATAAGAGTCAAGATGATGTTGAACTTGAAAATATGCAAATGGCAGCTGGGTTAGCACCTAAGACTGAAGAAACAACAGATCCTGAAATTAAGCACTTTGTTAATTTAAGCAAGTAGCTATAAATAATAATATAATAAAATAAAGGAGCCAACAAATGGCTACTAGGAGATCTGAAACTTGGATCCAGTATTACTGGCGCCCAGCAATGGCATGGCAATATTTTGTTGTTTGCATATTTGACTTTTTCCTTGCACCAATATTAACTGGGGTATTTCACTATTTAAATGGTAGTGCATATGAACCATGGCAACCACTTACTTTAACTAACGGTGGATTATATCATTTAGCTATGGGAACAATAGTTGGCGTTGCTGCTTGGAGTAGAACTAAAGAAAAAATACAAAAAATGTTAATGGATGGTACTACTTTTGAGTCACAAGAAGAAACAACAACACAAACAATAAAAAAGTAATTAGGGGAAATAAATGATTACATTAATCTCTACGATATTTGGTGTATTATCAGGATTATTGCCAAATGTCATTAAAATATTTGAAAAAAGGTTAGATTATAAGCATGAAATCGAACTCACTAAAATCAAAATGGATGCAGCTCGAGAAGGTCTCATACTACAGCTCCAAATTGAAGGCATTAAAGCGGATACTGCGGAGGGAGAATCTATTCGCAAGCATGATAGCGATATTGAGTATACTGGCTTTTGGGGAGCATTACGAGCTTCTATCAGGCCAACCATTACCTACGCTTTCTTCGCTTTATTCGTTGGCATTAAAATAGCAGCGTTTATGGTATTAGTAGATCGCGGTGCTTCACCAACTGAACTATTAACATTAGTTTGGGATAGCGAAACAATGGCAATATTCTCAGCTATTATTGGTTTCTGGTTTGGTAGCCGCGCTATTGAAAAGTTTGGAAACTTCTATACTGGCACAACATTCAGTTTAGCTTCAAAACAAGGTGTTAGCGCAGTTACAATGAATGCAAAACCTTTGTCTGTACCTGTTAAAAAAGCAGCACCAAAGAAGCGAACTAAAAGAAATTAGTTTTTACTTGCAGGATCACGCGCGATAGCATAAATTATTATATCATGCGTGATCCTTATCAAACACTTGGCGTACAAAGAACTGCTACCCCTGAAGAAATTAAAGCAGCTTATCGTAAATTAGCAAAACAGTATCACCCTGATCTTGGTGGCGATCCTGAAAAGTTTAAAGAACTAAACGAAGCTAACGATATACTAAGCGATCCTAATAAAAAAGCTCAGTATGATATGGGCGGGTTTAACTATCAAAACTTTAATCCTGGCGCACAAGCATATAGAAGTGGCACCCACTTCCACTTTGAGGACATATTCTCAAACGAAGACTTTATGAATATCTTTGCTCAAGCAGCAGGATTTCCAGGTGGACGTCGCAGACCAAAAAATAGTAATATCAGGATTCGAATGAATGTTACACTTGAATCTATATTACAAGAACAAATCAAAACAATTGATATCAACACATCCACAGGCAGCAAACAAGTTGAAATCAAAATTCCTGCAGGCATTCACGATGGAGCAATCATAACATATAGAGGCATGGGACAAAACACTTATTCAGATCAACCAGCTGGGGATCTAATGGTTGAAGTTACAATAGCACCACACGAACGATTTGTAAGAATGAATGAAGATCTTCATTCAAACATCACGCTTGATTGTTTCAAGGCTACACTTGGTACTGTAATGGAATTTACAACTATTAGAAATAAAAGAGTTAAAGTAACTATACCAGCTGGTAGTCAAAATGGCACTGTGCTACGTTTGCCAAGTGAAGGATTGCCAAGTATGAATAGAAACAAATATGTTGGCAGTCAGTACTTAAAAATTAATGTTTCAATTCCAAACAATTTGACTAATGAACAAATTGATTTAGTAAAAAAGATCGTTGACATACAAAACGGTTTAAATACTTAATAGTACAATATATCGCTTGACACTGTGTAAATCTGTACTATATTATACATAACAACTTTAATGGAGAAAAACAGTTGGCACTTCAAAATAATCCAGAAATTGATCGGATCGTAGCACATGCTATTGATATTGCAAAAGCCGCTAGCCATAAACTAGTTACAACGGAACATTTGGCACTAGCATTAATTGTCAACGAAGGCTTTAGAAATGTCATTGAAGATGCCGGTGTTGATCAAAATTCGCTAGTTGATGAGATTTCTAAACACCTAGCACAACAAACTCACCTTATGGGCGATGCAGTAGAACAGCCAAATAAAACACATGCACTTGAACGTGTATTCAATCGAGCATTTACACAAGTTCTGTTTAGCAATCGTCAAGTAATGCAACCAGTTGACTTGTATCTAAGTCTTAGCAATGAGACTGATAGTTGGGCTGCATACTTCTTTACCAAATATGGTATGGAAAAGTCTAAGATTGTAACTTCGCATAATAACAAAAATGCGCGTGGCGGTAATTTAGATTCTTCTGGTGCGGATGCAATTCTAAAAGAGTATTGTACTGATCTAAATGAACTTGCTGAGAATAACGAAATCGATCCAGTTATTGGTCGCGAAAACGAACTTACTGAGATCGCACAGATCCTTGCACGTCGTAATAAAAACAACGTGCTTATGGTTGGTGATCCAGGTGTAGGCAAGACTGCAATTGCAGAAGGGCTTGCACTTAACATTGTTAATAAAAATGTTCCAAAGTTCTTAAAAGACTGGCGTGTCTATAACTTGGACATTGGTACATTACTTGCTGGATCTAAATTCCGTGGTGAGTTTGAAGAAAAGCTACGTGAAGTAATTAACGCTCTAAGTAAGAAGGGTAAGTCTATTCTATTCGTAGATGAAGCGCACCAAATGCGCGGAGCCGGTTCAGGCGGACACAGCGATGTTGACTTCTCTAACATGATTAAGCCAGCTCTTGCAAAAGGTAAGATCAAAGTTATTGCCTCAACTACGTGGGAAGAATACAGCACAAGCTTTGAAAAGGATCGCGCACTTATGCGTCGTTTCCATAGGCTTACTGTTGATGAACCTACTCCTGTACATGCTAAGGAAATCCTAAAAGGATTACGTCCTTACTTTGAGAAGTTCCACACTGCTACAATTACAGATGATGCTATTGAAGCAGCAGTTGATCTTAGTGTTCGTTATCAAAGCGATAAGAAGCTACCAGACAAGGCACTTGACTTAATCGACAGTGCTTGTGCTCGTGAGAAAGTAAAAGATCACAAGAATTTTGCTGTTACACGTGGCATGATTGTTGATGAGATTAGTACTGCAACAAAGATTCCAATTAGCCAAATTGATGCTAAGAGTGATGAAGTTGCTGTTGATCTTGAAGGTGCAATTAAGTCTAAGCTGTACGGACAAGATGCAGCAGTAGACAATGTACTTGAAAAGGTATATGTTGCTAAAGCTGGACTTAAGAGCATCAACAAGCCAATGGGTGTGTTCCTCTTCTTAGGACCAACTGGTACAGGTAAGACTGAGCTTGCTAAGTTGCTTGGTGAAAACATGGGCATGAAGCTACTACGCTATGACATGGGCGAATACCAAGAGAAGCATAGCGTTGCAAGGCTTATTGGTGCACCTCCAGGATATGTAGGATATGATGACGGTAACTTAGGTGGTGGTTTGCTAATTAGCGAAATTACTAAAAACCCAAACGCAATTATCCTCTTTGACGAAGTGGAAAAGGCACATCCTGATGTTATGACAGCACTGCTTGCTCTCATGGACGAGGGTATGGTAACCGGATCAAACGGTAAGAAAGCTGATGCACGTAATTGTCTTGTTATTATGACAAGCAATCTGGGTGCTCAGGAGAGCGAGAAGAACAGCATCGGTTTTGGATCTCCTGAAAAGAAGGGAGAGGACGATAAGGCGGTGCAGCAGTACTTCCGCCCAGAATTCCGCAACCGTTTAGATGGTATTGTTAAGTTTGGTAAGCTTGATCAAATGAGCTTGCGTAAAATCGTAGCTAAGTTCATTGTTGAGATTAATGAACTGCTTGGTGATCGTGGTATTAAACTACGTCTTGATGAACCAGTAGTTGATTTAATTATTGAACAGGGCTATGATGCTAAGATGGGTGCGCGTCCTATTAGTCGTAAGATTAATGAACTCGTAAAAGTTCCACTTAGCCGCAAAATTCTCTTTGATAAGATCCCTGCAGGTGTTACACTTGTAGCGAAGCTTACTGATGGTAAAATTGAATTTGTACAACATGACGACAACAAAGTGGTAGGAGATGATGGAATTATCCGCGTTGATGGCTCGGTTACAATCTAAGGGAGTCGAGGTCTCCCTTAGACCTAACTTTAAAAAGTACTACAATAGATTTCCTCAAGTTATTCGTTTAAATGATAGAATAAATCAAGGCAATAGCCGTAATGGGTATTTGATTCACCAACATTTATCTAAACGTGTCTATGAAGATCTAAACAAAAAATTAACTAAAGAGGATTTTCGTTCTCGTCACGAATATTATGAATTAGTTATCTTTTGTTACGATGCAAAAAAGGTGTTATCATCAATAAAAATGGACACACTTAAAGAATTTAATACGATCACTATTGGTATTATGGAAGATAAAGTTTTTGAAGAATCAAAAACTAAAGTTGATCTTCCACGAGCTCAAACTGTAGTAGTTAAAAAACTACCACACAAGGGATATCGTTATCGTGTGTTTTGGCCAAAATCCGGCAAATTTAGAAAAATAGGCAAAGATGCACTTGGCGCAATTGTAGATCAAATTAACAATGATCCACATACACGACCACTAAGTGGAGTTGCGACTGATTATTTGAAAAGAGGAAGCTATTATGGGGGCACTTACTTCTATACTAATAGCGAAGATTTGTTCTCAATTATTAGTTTAATTGATTCTCGCTTCATTGCTAAGATTGAAAAGTTTACTACAATTGAGGAACTAAATGAAAAAACAGCTAGCTGAAGCTCTTATCAATAAGGGTATTATGAAGCCCGGTACACTACTGTATGGTTATACACAAACATCTGGGCTAGGACAAACACTACAAACTCTTCCATTAGAATTAATGATGGAAGAGTTTGATGGAACTACATTTTATTGCAGAGATAGATTAGGAAAAAATTATACCATGCACATTAACGATGTACAAGAAGTTGATGGCATGGAACCAACGCGATTAGCAAGTGTGTTCAATATTAAAGCAAATGGCGAAAATAAAATTGCTGGTAAAAAGCGTGGACGTAAACCTAAAGTAAAAACTACGCAGTTAATGGAAATAAATACTGTGGAGGGAGAAATCCATGGCAAAGATAAACGAACAGAAGATAACATTCACATTGAGTAAGTTAGTACGCAACGGTGAAGAAAACGATGCAATACTAGATGATGAGATGCTCGCAACCTTATTCCAAGCGTTACAGGAAATGGTTGGTAAAGAAGTTCTTATCGAACTTGAATAACAGGTAAACAATGACAGAAGAAGTAAATCAAAATCTTTCACCTGAGGAAGCGCAAAAGCAAGCTATAGAAAGATTACAAAAGATTCATATCCATTTTGGTACTCCTTGTTATGGTGGTAACATTATGGAACCATGCTTTGCAAGCTATTTAAGATTTTCAATGTTAGCAATGAAGTATGGTATTAACTTCAGTGTTGATACTATGGTAAATGAAAGTCTTATTCCGCGAGGAAGAAATAACTTAGTAGCTAAGTTTTTAGCGAATGAAAAAGCCACACATCTAATGTGGATTGACGCAGACATTCGTTGGGAACCAGAAGCTGTGCTACGCATGGCATTGTATAATGCCGGGGTAGTTTGTGGACTTTATCCTATGAAGGGTATCCCAATACGATATGTATTAAACTCGTTGCCTGGTGGAAGGCGCGTTGGTCCTTTATTAGAAGTATCAACATCTGGCACAGGGTTTATGTTAATTAAAAGAGAAATTATCGAACAGCTTATTGAAAAAATGCCTGAAACAAAATACAAGGATAGTTTAAATTTAGGCAAACAATATGAGCCATATATGTATGCGCTGTTTGATACTATGATTGATGAAAATGGACATTACTTAAGTGAAGATTGGACCTTCTGCAAACGTGTTCGAGAAAAACTTAATGTTCCAGTTTGGGTTGATACTGAAATTAAATTAGATCATTGCGGCACATACACGTTCCCAGGTGATGTTGAAGTGATTAAAAAGCTTGCAGATGAATGGTCTGCAAACTTAAAAGATAATGCTGAACAGCTAAAAGCATATGAAAAAATAGAGTCAAATGCAAACAACCTTAAATCTTGAGCCAATTGAAATATCAATTGTTCTTTCAAGTACTTTTTGGAAGGATCCACCAAAAGTTCGAACGTATATAGATGATAATTTAATATTTGATGGTGAAATAACTGATCAAAAAACTATCAAATGGGTTGGAGAACTAACAGAAGATAAGCATAAATTAGTTGTTGAATTATATGGAAAAGATAAGTATCAAACTATTTTAGAAAATAATAAAATAGTAAAGGATCAACTTTTAAACATAGAATCTATTGAATTTGATGAAATAGAAATTGGAAACTTAAAGCATTCATTATCAAACTATTACCCTGTTGATGTTCAAGAACCAATAAAAAATTGTGTAAATTTAGGATGGAATGGGCGGTGGGAATTTGAGTTTACTACACCCATTTACATTTGGTTACTTGAAAACATTTAATACAAATAAATAGTCTATATACATTAATGGGCTATTAAATGATCAATAAAACAATACTAAATGAGGGCGGCAATGTTGAAATAGATGGCATTGCTGCCCAACGTCTTGATTTAAACAAAGTTTCTCGCAGTGCTGTAGTTGCTGAAATAGATAAAGCACTACAAATTATTAACAGCACATTTAATAAAGCATACGGAGTTCCTTTATGGAGCCCAGAATTAATAAAAAACAAAGAGTTTTTAAGTGGTAGTGCGTTTCACTTCTTTAACGTAAAAATACCAGATGATCAATTCACTAAAGTTAAGTCTAGCGTTGGTGACATCGACACTATGGTTGATAAAGATTTAGCACAAAAAGCAAGTGACTTTTTAACTAAAGCAAAAGGCAAGCAGTTTGGACCAGCAAAGTTAGTTGGCTTTAAACCTAACCCAGGAATGGATACACTTATTAGTTTGTGGCAATTCAACAATCCACCTGTGAATGTACAAATAGATATGGAACTTGTCGACTACGATAAAGGTAGTCCAACAGAGTGGAGCAAGTTTAGCCACAGTAGCGCATGGGAAGATTTAAGTGTTGGTGTTAAAGGCGTATTCCACAAGTATCTATTGCGTTCGCTAACACATAAAGATGCTAAAGATCGCTACATTCAAATGAAAACAAAGCTTAAAAAAGTTACAGCAGCGGATTTAGCGTTTGCTGTTTCAGGTGGCGTGCGTAATAAGTTTGAACCAGTAATTGATCCAAAAACTAAAAAAACAGCAGTAGCACCAGACGGACTTCCAATATACAAGGAAGTGCCAGCAAGTGAAAGCAAGTATGTAACAGACATTAAAGGTATGTTTACACTTTTAATTGGACGCAAACCAGTTAAAGGTGAAGAAAAATTATTGGGTAGTTTTGTTGGCGTACTATCTTTAATCAACAAATATTTTAGCAATGAAGATAAAGATAAAATCACAAGTGCATTTATGGCATTAATATTTGGCCCTGCTGCTCAACAACTATACAAAGGTGATCCAGCAACAGATAAAAGAGAAAAAGAAATTGCTCTTAACAAAATGTTGGAAATTTTAAAAGTTAATGTTGATAAAGCAAGTTTAGCAAAAACTGTTGCAGATTATTATTCTAAGTATAAAGCTGAATCAATTACAGAAGCAGATGCACCAGACTATAAGCGTCAAGGCATCAAGCACATTTATAATCCTGGCTCAACTGTTGAAATGAAAGATGTTGACTTCTTAGCATTTATTGATGCAATTGCTAAGAATGGTGGCACACTTGATAACATACCAATTACACTTAAAGTAGATGGTGCAGGTATACGCTTTGGACGAGATCAAAGTGATAAACCATTTTTTATGACTAGTCGTGTTACAAATCCAATTTACGCTGATAACGTTGGTATGTTTGAAAAGTACGCTAGAGATAATAATGGCAATGAAGAACAAATTGCTCGTGCTGAAAAGTATGATCAAGCATTAAGTTTAATTGTTAACAGCGACTTTATTAAAGTATTACCAAAAGACACAATTGTCCAAGCAGAAATGATGTACAATCCAATGGCTGAAAAGACAAGTGCTGGACTTAAGTTTGTAAACATCCCATATGATCCAAAGTTACTTGGTAAACAAATGACGCTTGTGCCAATTGTCGCAAGTACATATTCAACTGGCGAAGCATTACCAAACACAATTCTTCAAAAAGTAATAAGCAAGTCTACTCCTCAAATTAAAATACTTGGTACTGAGTTACAGCATAGCGATATTGATGTAAAAAATATTGTTGAACCAATTGCTAAGATGGATGATACGCTTCGTGCTGCGTTAGCAAGTAGGAAGAAAAATGATCCAGCAAAAGCAAAAGCAAAAGAAATACTAACAACAGCACGCAAGGCAATTAGTGATGCAATCATTAATAGCCCTAACATTAAAGGTAAAGATAAGCTAGGTAAGACTATTGAAGGTTTAGTTATTGCTATGCCAAATGGTCAACTTGCTAAAGTTACCAGTAGCGAAATGAAAGGTGCAATGGCTGCAAAAGCTATTAAGAAAGCACCAACAACAGGCAGCAATAGAACTAAAGCTGCTATTGTTACTGCTGGTAGCTTTGTTGGCCACATAGGTCATCAAAAAGTTGTTGATACTGTTATTAACTTTGCTAAAAAAGTTGGCGGTGACCCGTACATTTACATTAGCAGTAAAGTGGGACCAGATGATCCTATTCCACCAGAAGTAAAATTAGCTACTTGGAAGAAAATGTATCCAGAGTATGCAAAAAGTTTCCAACTAATTGTAAGCCCAGATGGTGTAACTGTTCCAAGTCCAGTTAAAAAGATTGAAAAAGAATTAGTACTACCAGCAAACAGTCCTTACAAAAAGATTGTATTAATGGTTGGTACTGATCGTTATGAAGGTTTCAAGAAGTGGATGGATACTCTTGAAAAGCGTATGAAGGATCCAGTAGCATTAGCAAAATATGGTGGAACACAAGATCAAGTTGATTACGAAACTATTGCTATACCACGCGGCGCAGCATTAGGTGGTATTGATGCAAGCTTCACACAACTACGCAATACATTAAAAGATCCTAATCTTTCACTAAAAGAAAAGTTAGCTGTTTGGTCAAAAGGATTTGGTGGAAAGCTAGACGAAGATTGGATCAAAAAGTTAATGATGCTTTCTGCTCAAGGCATGGGAATTAAGTTAGGAGAAGCTAAATCACCATGGGATAAAATGGTTAGAGCTGTTCCCAAACTAAAAGGACATGAAGATAGAGTTAACGATATATTAAAAGCAATTAAGCAAGCAAATGCAGAATATCAAGCAATACTTGATAAAGAAAAAAATCCATTAAAAGAAGATGATGATCTAAATGTCCGTTTCCATGATACATTAAATCCAGCACTATTTAGAAATAACAAGATGAGTCCTATCGTAAGAGAAAAGCTGCTAAAAATAGCAGAGGACTTTAAGGATAGTTTAGGTGTTAAGTTACCAAATCTAAAAGACATTACTGTAAGTGGCAGTAATGCTGCATTCACTTATACACCAAAAAGTGATATTGATCTACACTTAGTTGTTGATTTACCTGAAGCAGATGGCGATGCTACTTATAGGGAATTGTTTGATGCTAAGAAGTTCCAATACAACGAGCAGCATGACTACAAGATTAAAGAATACGATGTAGAACTTTATGTGCAAAATGCAAATGATGAACATGTAAGTCAAGGTATCTACAGTGTAATGAATGATGCTTGGATTAAAGAACCACAACCAGTAAGTGGCGAGTACGATGAAGACAGCACACGCGCCAAATATGATCAAATAAAGTATCTCATACAAAAAGCATTAACTGTAAGAGATTATGCTTTAGCAGACAAGCTACGTCGAACTATTAAAAAGTATCGTCAAGTTGGGTTACATTCAACTGGTGAGTTTGGTCCTGAAAATCTTGCATTCAAAGCATTGCGTGCTAATGGCTACATTAAGAAACTGTATGAGTTATTAAATGATATTAAGGACAAAGAGTTTAGTTTAGAGAGTAACGATCAACGATTACTTGAAATTGATATGAGTCCAGGAGCACTCAAAAAGTTCTCAACTACTGAGATTGCAAAGTCAACTAGTGTTGGTTTTGAGTTTGAAATGATCGTACCTAACATGATAGATGACGGCAGTGAAAGTGAACCAGATTACGATTATGATGAATATGTAACAGATTCAACTGTTACTGCTATGCAAGATGATTTAATTAGATTCTTTAGAGATACTGAAACAAGTACAGCAATTAAACGAGCAGTTGAAGAAGTATCAGATGAAATAAATGATTTTATTTTAATGGAGTTTGATGGTGAATTAGATTCTGTAGATCAGCAGAGACGATTAAGAGAATTGTATAAAGCAGATACTTCACTCGAAGATGATGAAATAGAAAAGAGCATTGAAGATCAAGATAGCACTTATGACGAAGTATTAAGTTCTTTGAGAGATGAGTATATGGAAGACTGGGACAATCTAAGTGGATTCTTAGAATATAACAGTCTTGAAATGATGTCTGAATGGGCTAGTAGATTTAATTGGGAATGGCCACACTACACTGAAGCTGGCAGCGATGAAGTCGACGAACAAGCAATGCGTGAAGTAGCAGATGAAATCAAAAACGCTGTTAGTATGTCAGTTAGGTCTTCTCCTAATTATCATGCATTTAAGAAAAATAGAGAATCTGGTGTTTGGTATTTAGAAACTGATAGTTCAATTAATGCTGATGAAAGTTCTGGTGAAGGTGGACTAGAATTAGTAAGTCCTCCATTGCCACTTGAGCAAGCATTAGAAAAGTTAGATGCAGTTCTAAATTGGATGCAGAGATACGGCGCATATACTGATAGTTCAACTGGGTTCCATATGGGTGTAAGCATTCCGCAAATGGAAAATGTTGACTACATTAAGTTAATATTATTCCTAGGTGACAAATATGTATTAGATCAATTTGGTCGTTTAGGCAATTCATACACCCGCAGCGCACTAGATAAGATGGAAGTACAAAATGTTCCATATGTTATGAAAAACATGCCAACTGTATTTGATGCTCTAAAAGGTGGATTAAACAAAGCAGCATTAAAAATGCTTGAATCAGCTCTTGTACCTCGAGGAGACAAATATACTAGCGTAAACATTAAGGGCAGCACAACACCTAGTGGAGACATCAAGGATAATTACATTGAATTCCGTAGTGCTGGTGGAGATTACTTAGAAGCGATTGAAAAGATTAAAAATACACTATTGCGTTATGTTCGTGTAATGGCGCTTGCTGCTGATCCAAATGAAGCAAAGGAAGAGTATGCTAAGAAACTCTACAAGATGCTATACAATGCTCAAAGCAATAAAAATGAAGATAATGTAGTTAGATTGTTTAGTATGTTTGCTAGCGGCAATATTTCAAAAGCAGAACTTGTAATGAAGCTTAAGGCAAAACAAGAATTAAGATTGGCAAAGAAAAGAGGCCCAATTGATTACGCAGTCTTAGATAGGAATAGCGATCCTATTACTATAGTTAAAGCAATTAACAATAGCGAAGCTTTAACAAAAGGAATAGAATGGGAAAGAAGCAACCCAGTATCTGGCGGTGTGAGAGGTGTAAGATTAGCGACACTAGACGATATAAAAGCTGTAGCTAATAGAAATACTGAAGGACAATGGCAACGTTGGAATGTTTATGGACACGAAGGACAAATCTTTACTAGTGTTTCAGCTCGCAATCGTCAAGAAGCAAGTCAACTTGCACTACGCTGGGGAAGAGAAAACGATAGTGTTATTTCTCATGTTACTCCTGAATCTGAGGATGAATTTGCAGCACTACATAGAACAGAATCAAAAGAAGTTGTAACTGAACTTGCTAACAAGCCATACCCTTTTAAAACACAAGGCAATAAAAAGCATTTTCAAGCTCGTTTCGTAACAGACAACAAACTAGTGTATAATGTTATGATTTTGGTCCCTCTTGAAGATTTTGAACCAAATAAAGCAGAAATAGAATTTTTCTCTGAAAATGAAGATGTTTTAAGAGGACATAAAATAACTGGAACTGGTGATTCTTTTAAAGTATTTGCGACTGTGTTAGAAATAATAAAAGCTTATCTAACAAAGCACAAAACAATCAACGAATTTGAATTTGGTGCTAACAAAAGTGAACCGTCCCGTGTAAAGTTGTATGACACTATGGCAAAAATGTTACCAAAATATATTAATAATTTCAAATTTTTCAATAAGTATCCAAATAACTATAACGGATTCGCGTACCATTTTGTAAAAGTCAAAAAACCAACTACAGTAAAAGAAAATGAATTTGTAACTGAACTTGCTAATAAACCATATGAATATGATTTAGAAAGCGATAGCAGAGTTCTTCGTGCTACCTTTAAAACAGATGCTGGTCAACCTTATAGAATTTATATCGTAAAAGAGAAAGACGAAGAAGGGGAAGTAAAATATATCTCTGTTGAGTTCTCTGCTCTTAAATATGTAGATGGTCGATTCTTAACTACACAAGCTAAAACCGGAACAGGTGACGCATTTAGAATATTTGCAACAGTTGGTGCAGTACTAAAACGCTATTTGGATGAAAATCCAGAAATTACTAGATTTGAATTCTCTGGTGATAAGGATGAACCAAGTCGAATAAAGCTATATGACACTATGGCTAAAATGTTGCCTAAGTTTATTCCACAATTCAAACTAATTGAAATTGAAAAAGGATTTATGTTTAATCATTATCAATTTTCAAAAGTAAGTAATGAATCAAAAAATCCAAGTTCATTGAAAGAATATATTGAAGTATCTTACAAACCTTTTATTCGAGAAAAGAAAGAAGAACCAAAAAAAGAGTTAACAGACATGCAAAAAGCGTGTATACTAGGCGGACAAGAATATACAGGTGAGATAAACTAAAATGCCAGAGAAAAAGTTTAATGATGACACTGCTAAAACTATTTGGAACAAACTAAAAGGTAAGGATGTTCCACAAGACTACAGTGATAAAGACAAGGAAGATATTGTTAAACGATACTGGCATAAAGCAATGGAAAGCGAACAGTAGTGTTATTAACAGATTACTATAAATCTGTTTTAGAAAAAGAACACGCCAACGGAGAATGGGGTATTGCTTCTGTTCATTATGCACCACGTGTTGCAAATATGATGAAGCGTTATAATCTAAATGAAGTTTTAGATTACGGTTCAGGTGCAGGCAATTTAGAAAAAACACTAAAAACTATATTACCTGATGTAATTGTTTATAATTATGAGCCAGGTATACCTAAATGGAATATTATTCCAGCACCATGTAAAATGGTTGCTTGTATTGATGTTATTGAACATATTGAACCTGAGTGTATAGATTCTGTATTAGATGATTTAGAAAGAATTATTGAGGGTTACGCATTTATATCAATTTCTACTACATTAGCAAATAGAGTATTAAACAATGGATGGAATGCTCACATTTGCCTAAAAGATCCACAAGAATGGAAAGAAATTTTTGAGAGAAGATTTCAAATAATTTGCCCTGGAATGTATGACGGCGGTGTAGAAATTGAAATATGCAGGAGAGACAATGAAAATATATGAGTTAGCAGGTAAACCAACAGTTTTCGTAGATATGGATGGCGTGCTTGCTGACCTGTTTAACCACGTTGGTGACATTCACGATGTTGAACATTACAATCAAATGACTGATCAACAGTGGCAAGATTTTTTTCAAAATACTAATGCTTATCACTTGTTTAAGGATTTACCCCCATTCCCAACAGCAAATCGTTTACTACGTATGGTAAAAGGAATGGTTGGTGGATACAAAATTCTTTCAAGTCCACTTAACTTTGACCGTGAAGGCAGCATAAAAGGCAAGCGTGAGTGGTTAAGTAGGCATATATCTGTAGCCCCAGATGGCGTTATTTTCGAGCATGAAAAATACAAATATGCTGTTAGTAACGGTAAACCAAACATATTAATTGATGATTACGGTGTAAACATTAAAAAATGGCGTGCTGCTGGCGGTATTGGAATTAAGTACCAAGCAGATGAAAACAGTTTAGAAGAATTAGCGGAACAGTTAGCGGCTGCTTTGAAATAAATATTACATAGGAACTTATGTAATGAAAATTAAAGAATTATTAGAGGGTGTTGGACGCATTACACCATATAATCAAACAGTTGATGTAGGGCCAAACGAAATCAAAAAACAAGCAGCTAAGTTTGGATTTAAAGTAGACAAGGACGGTTATCCTCCTGTTATAGGCAACGGACGCTACGCTAAAAATTCCACCCCTAACAAACTAATGAATCTTGGACTTACTGAATCAAAAATTATTGAGGCTAGAGGTGTAACTGCTCGCGTTGCTGGTGAGCGATACATAAATGATAAAGATCCAAATGATTACAGAGTTATCCAATCCATTAAAGTTATAAATCCACCAAAAACTCCAGCATACAAAACCGCTGAAGAACTTAAAGCTGCTATCAAGGAATATCTTCCTAGAAATGCTAAAACAGTCGATGACAACAAACATGGCAGTGATTTAAGAGCTGCAATCATAGCAAAAGTTGCTACACCATCAAATGATGTTGAGTATTGGATAAGGTATATTAAAGCAGTACCTCCAACGGGTGTACATCAAATGTGGCAAACACTACGCGGATACAGTTATGATAATCCAAGATCAGCTAGTGAAAAGATTAAACTTAAACCATCTGATTTAATTAAAGATGAAAGTCCTAAAAATCTAAAACAACTAGCAACAGAAATTATGTCTTCTATCGAAGCAATGGGTGATGAAGAGTTGACAAACGCAATGCGTCAAGCAGTTAATCATGCCGTACAAGGTAAAGACATTGTAATTAAAGATGGTGTTAAATTTGCTACAGCTATATCTAAATATGCAGGAGAATATTTAGGTGCAATGTCGCTGATGACCGGTAAGATCATGAAAGGTGATCTTAAAAAAGCTATGGAAGCATTAGACATTAATACATTAAAAGGCAGTAAAATTACTTTCCCACAAGCAAGATTGCAAGAACTATATGACAGCACTTTAACAACATCAGATGGCAAAATATTACAAATAAGCACCAAGATGCATAAAACCGGTTCTGGATCAAGTTTAAGCGGTGTAGTAAAGCAACTTAATGATGATATTGAATCACAGTATCCAAAAGGTGCTGCTGTTTTACGTATGCTTGGTGGTGAATCAAGTGGTGCAGCTGGTGTGTTAAAAGCTGCTCAAGAGTACAAATTAATTAATGCCTCAGATGTAAAAGAAGTAATGAGTATGGATCCTGGTTCTAAAGATCCAACAATTATTAAAAGTCCAAGATTGCAAAGATTATTTTCAGAACAAAAAGTTAGTGCTGGAGCACCAAAAAGATTTGGTTACACAATACGCAGACATTTAATGGCTGCTATTGCAAACAGGACAGTTAAAACAATTAATGAAGATAATGAAGTATTAACTGCACTTATGCTCGCTTTAAACAACAACAATTATTTGCAAGTTGTTACTGAAACATCTATAACTGGCAACGATGTTACTATGACTTTTTATACAAAATATCCAACAGAATTTAGTGGCAAACCTAAATTACAAAATGCTGCTTTTTGGAGCACTGGTGAACAAGGTAGAATAGCATTCTCATTACCTACAACTAATGTTGATGTTGAAGTTGAAGAACCAGAAGTAGAAGTTCCAGTAAAAAGAAAACCAGTACCAATTACAGCAAGAAATCCTAAATTAGATAAATCAAAGTCAGCCCCGAAAGGAGTTGGTCGCGGTAAGAGGGATTAAAATGGGAGATCAATATGAAAATAAAAAATACATTGGAGGATTTTACAATCCCCTTCAAACCAACATCACCCCCTGGAACGATCAAAAGAAAAGCTTTAGAATACTTAGGTAAAAAGCTTGGAGAAAAACTCTCCAAAAAAGATTTAAAACTTGTGGAATCTAAAGCAGACAAAATAAAGAAATCCACAGTTAAGGCAGATAGGCAAATAAATCATCAATTAGTAAAACAAGTTGAACTAATTAAAGATATAGAATAATGCTAGTTCAAATTAATGTAGATGTATATGCTTATTACAAGCATCAACCCCCAGTTTATAGATTTTGGGTAAATGATACCCTTTACAACGAAAGAGAATTTTGGGTTGATTGTTTATCAAACTATATAGAAGAAGAAATGTATGTTGAACTAGAACCTGGCAAACATACTTTTTTAATAGAAAAAGTAACTACTGACATACATTCTAAAATATGGGTAGAAAAGTTTGTTGTAAAATACAATGAAACTGTAAATACAGTGTTTTTAAATATAGATCCACAAGATAAACAAATAATTAATTTTGAAATAGGATAAATAATATTATTATACGGAGACGCAAGTCATGACTAAGAAGAGAATTAAAGAAGGCCTCAGCGACGAAGCTATGGCAGTTGACCGCGACCATGAGGTACAAATGGCTCGCGCTCAACTTTATCATTTAGCTAATGATGCTGTACGCTTACATAAGTTGTTAAAGAACGTAACTGAATCAGAAGGACTAGAAGGTTGGATGCAAAGCAAGATTACACTTGCTGCGGACTACATTAAATCAACTGCTGATTACTTGGAATACGATAAGATTAAAGCACCTAGACCAGTAACAGTTACTCCAGCACCAATGATGCCAACTGCTGGTATGCCTGAAAGTGTAAGCGCAGGTGGTATGGGTGCTGGATCGGTTGCTACTGCTCCAATGGCTCTTAAAAAGAAACCATTAGTTAGAAGATAATTTCAATATTTCCCAAGTATGCTCCCAGTTTTCAACACGGTGAGCAATATCAACACTAACAGCCAGGGGGTAATCATTTCCCCCTGGCAATGTTTTATCACCAAAGAAAATAACTGGGCCTGTAGGTTTAATAAACTCTAATACTTGGCGCTTATCTTTACCTGTAGGGTAAATGTCTATTCCAGTATCACCACCAATCATAAAGTCAATGTTTTTGAACTGGCGTTCAAGTCTTAATGCTATATCAATCCGCTCACCGTGTTCTTCATCATACTTTTTGTATGTGTCTCGCTGTTGGGAATCAGCGCCGCGACCTAATACACTAAAATTTACTAGTCCAGTTCGAATTTCTATATGATTCCCTGTACGTATGGGAAACTTACTGTTAGTTAATTCTTCATCTAACGCATCAATTAGTTCGTGTGGTGGTTGCCAGTTTGAAGCATGTGTTATTAGCTTACCTATTCTTACTTCGTTCCCGCAACAGTTAAAGATCATTTTAGCGTTATCTATTACTTCTTCCCCAACTTGTGCTAAAGTTTTAGGATAATCACTTCCAGTAACAAGATAAGTATTATGTGTTTTTTGCCACTCAACAAACCAATCTTTAAATTTAGGATCCATTTTAGCCCTGCTTGGTGTTAGTGTACCATCTACGTCAAAAACATAACTTATATTCATGTTTAAATTTAACATAAGTTATATGTTAAAATCAAATAAATAAACAATATTGGAGACTTGAATGTCACGCGGATTAATGAAAAAGTATATAGATATACTAATGGAAGCTTTAAGCTATTCCAGCTTGCAAGATGCAGGAGATGATTATAGTCCTGGCAATACTCAAATTTGGTATTGGAGAGAAGATCTTGGACGCGATATGATGATGGGATATGATTTCCTTAAAAAGCAAAACAAGCTTCCGGATCCAGCAAATTTATCAGCTACACATGTACTAATTGGTAGCATTGCTGAAACTAATTTAGATAAAATTTATTCAATGATGCAATCAGAAAGTTGGAGCCCACAGGGTGAAGCTAGAGATTTAATTAATAAAAGCGGGGCTGGTCATACAAGTATGAGTGTTGGTGATATTATTGTAATTAATAATGATGCATCTATGGTTGATAAAGTTGGGTTCGTAAACCTAGCAACAGGGGAAGAAATATAATGTTACTTGAAAGTTTATTAAAAGAGTTTGATGAAGCAGTAAACAAACCTAAATTTACTGGTTATTGGAAAGCTCAAGATAAAGCACCTCCAGGCAAGAAAATGGTTGGTGAAGAAGAAAAAACTACAGAAGCATCAACTTTGGATACTGACATTGAATATGAACCAAGTGTAGATCAAGAGTTTGATAAGAAAGAGCTTGCAGCATTGTTAACTCAAAAATTAACAGGACTAGCACCAAAAGAAGAACGAGCAATTAGATTAAAAATATTTTATGATTATACTTATGATCAAATTGGTGAAAAATTTGGGGTATCTGGTGATAGAGCAAGAGACATCTTTATGAAGGGAATTAGAAAATTGAGGCACCCTTCTCGCGCGAGAGAAATTAGACCTTTCCTTGAGGATGAAAATCCAACAGATAAAATTACAATGGATATACCACTATTTTTACGTATGATGGAATATGCTAAAGAAGATGCAAAAACAGATATGGACTTGCATCAAGTAACTGCTCGCGCAATAGAATTAATGCAACAACATGACTACCTATGTATGGATAATTATGATACTATCATAAACAATAGCGAACCTATAGATGAAGGTTGGTTAGATAAAGTTTACTCTGCTGGTCGTAACTTTGCTGATACTGCCACTCTAGGTGGTTACAAGTATGCACGAGCTGGTGCTGATTACGCTGCTAAGAACATTGGCAATAAATTAGGGTTCGATGTGAAACCTACCACATATCAAAAAGAACTTGATCAGGAAGTTGAAAAACTTAACAAAGATTGGGAAAAGGAACCAGGTGCAAGTCTAGCTGGCATGGGTGGAGCAATGGCTTTACCTCTAGCCGGTCAATACGGCGCTGCTGTTAAAGGCGCACAGGGGTTAGGTGGTCAAGCATTAGATGCTTACGGTAAGTTTGTTAAAACATATCCATTGGCTAAAAAAGCTTTAGGTTTAGAAAACAAAGATGAAGATATAGATGAAGAGAAAAAAGGTCTTTACTATTATGTAAACAAGCGTAAAAAGGCTGGCACAAGCAGACCAGCTAGTCATCCAAAAGCACCAAGCGAACAAGATTGGAAGAACGCTGCTAAGACTGCAAAGAAAGAAAGTGTGGGCGAAGCGGGTCAATTTTCATATGGAGCTAAAACTCCACGCAAAGGCACAGTTGCTTACAACGCAGCACAAAAGCGTAAAGAAGATGAAAAAAGACAAAAACCAATTGAGCCAAAAGATCAAATGGTCGGTGTTGCTAAGGTAACAAAAGAAGGCAAGGAAAAAGGCGCTGATGGCAAAGCTTGCTGGCCAGGTTATCGTTATGCTGGCACAGAGAACGGCAAAGACAAGTGTGTGAAAGTTAAGAAGTAAATGTTAATTAAAGATTTGCTACAAGGATCTACGCATGTTAATGAGGATGCTATATCAGATCTTGCCAGTAAATTAAAGAGTACTAAAGCAACAAGTTATGATAATATCGATGCAATTATGCAAAAGATAGCAAAAGACAATAATATAACAGCTAAAGAATTACACGACATTTGGGTAAAAAAGTACGGTGAAAAACCAGATGATTGGATTAAAGATCAACTTAATGAAGCATTAACCGCTAAAGATACAGTTGAACGTTGGATTGCTGTTTTTAAAAGTAGTAAGCATCCAAAGTTTGCAGGTAAAACTCCTGAGCAGCGTGAGAAGATGGCAAGAGCTGCACAATATCGTGCAGTTCATAATAAAAAAATTAATGAAGCAAAAGTAACACTATATACTGATCCATCATACTATGGTGCTGAAGTTGCAGACAATGCTGGCGAAGGTATACCCGTACAAGAAATACCATTAGACAATTTAGTTGGGTTTGAACCTGACGTTAAAATGCAGGACAAAAAGAGTGCAGCCAATATGTCTAAAATGGTTGACCTATTGAAAGCAGGCAAGGGCAAAGAACTACCACCAATACTAGTACGCAAGTATAAAAATGGTTATCAAGTATTAGATGGACATCATAGATTCCATGCTTACAAGAAAGCTGGAATAAAAACTATTCCAGCTAAACTTGTTCCTGATGAAGATATCAAAGTTGTTGATAAAATTGAAGAAGGTCCAGTTTGGGATAAAGTAAAGAATACTGCACTTGCTGGAACAATGGCAGGTGCGCTAGGGTATGGTGCGCTAACAGGGCAGTTACGTGACGAACCAAGGCAAGTGCCAGTTGACAAACCTCCTTTAGAAATTACTATACCAGGTGGTCAAGCAGAACCTGAAGTTAAAAAAGAACCAGAAAAACTATCACCAAGTACCGCTACAAACGCAAACAAAGAAATGGAAAAACTCGTGCTAACTGTTGCTTATCGCTCTGGGATAAGAGGTCAAGAGTTGGCACAATTCATGGGACAAGTTGCTCATGAGACACTAGGATTTCAACGTTTAGTAGAAGTTGGTAGCGCAGAATACTTTAATAGATATGATCCAGAACATAGTCCTAAAAAAGCAAAGATACTTGGTAATGTTAATCCTGGTGACGGCATACGTTATAAAGGTCGCGGGTTTATACAAATAACTGGGCGTGACAACTATAAGCGTGCTGGGAAAGCACTAGGGATTGATTTAGAAAATAACCCAAAGTGGGCAAGCAGTCCTAAAATTGCTGCTAAGATCGCTGTATGGTATTGGAAAAGTAGAGTAAAACCAGCAGTGGATGACTATACTGATACTATTGGTGTTACTTCAAAAATTAATCCTAGTATGAATGGTCTTGGTGATAGAGACATGAACTTTCATCATTATTTAGAAAAGCTTAATTTAAATGAAAATTTTGCTGATGGAAAGAAACCAGGACGCAAGGGATTAGCCAAAAGAGTTGGTGTTAATTGTAAACAAAGCGTGACAAAGTTAAGAAAAATTGCTAGTAATAGTAGTGGTGAAAAACAGCGTATGGCACATTGGTGTGCAAATATGAAAGGCGGCAAAAAATGAGGCAGTGGATTAATTTGTTTGAAGACATTAATGATGAATGGTTCAGTAACGGCGGTTTCCAAGCATGGAAACAACCAGTCCCAGTAAAGTATACTACAGCAGCAGACTCAGGCACTATTCAAACACTTGAAGGTCCAGTAGCATATGGTGCTGGATTTAAAATTATTACTGGACCAAAAGGTGAACAGTATCCAGTTCCTCCACAAAAGTTTGCAGAACTATATGATGATAATGAAGATGGTACTGCTACACCAAAGAAGATTGTTAAGACCGCTAAAGTAGCAGATCACAACGGCGCTGTTAAGACAAGCTGGGGCGAGACGCTAAACTATACTGCAGGTGAGGATGTGATTGTACGACATGGACCAGGCGATTATGGTGTAGTTAAGAAAGATATTTTCGCTAAAACTTATACAACTTCTTAAGTTAATCTTACAAATACCTGCCCACTTACTTGATAGTAAGGATTACCAACAGCAACCCCAGCTAATGCAGCGGCTGCATCGTCAGCATAAGGACCAGGGATACCTGGCCATGCAGTTGATTGTACAGTATTATCAGGGAAAGTTAAATTACCATCAGTCTTAAAAGTCCACTCATACGCAGTAAGTTCAATGCCAAGCCCGCCGGTTGTGATTTTTACTTCACCTGAATCAGCCTCATTGAATGTTGCTATTGCTACATTGCCCATTTCAAAAGCATTTTCGCCCCAACCTAGCTGCATGCCGCCGCCAACGCCTGAGGTTGTAAATACCAAAAGTTCAGCAGGGGCTTGTAGCATCAAGGTTCCGTTAACAGGAGCATAATTTCCAATAGGAGATATAGTTAAATTCCCTGGTAAACTAAAGGAACCATCCTCACCAAATGTCCAACGTCTTAGTGTGCTGTCTGTTAGGTTGATGTCTATGTTGATAGCACTTTCGCTACCAATGTTGCCAGGTATGGTTAGATCACCGTCACTACCAAATATCCAAGACTTGCTGCTTTCACTATTTGCATTGGTTAGAACAGCAAACCCATCGTCGCTGAATACTACCAGTCCAGGTTCGTCTTCACTTATCCTGCCATTGCTGCTTCCAGGAAAAATTAAATCACCACTTGAATTAAATGTCCAAGTCTTATACAATGCGCCAAATAAAACTGTTTGTGGCCCATCATCAAATCCTGCGGTAATATCTTGATCGACATGTATTTGCCAGTTGCCAGCATCTTGTTGGATATCTGTAATCGTAGCAGTTATCGGTGTTCCCCATGCTGTGGTTACAGCACCACCTATTTGAATATTTGATCCCAATGCAGGATAGGTGTTGTCGTTGATAAACAAACGCCAAACATTGCCCGGAGGCACAAGTTCATCTACAGTGTGTACCGTGATATTCTCTATTAATGGATTTCCTATTGATATAAATGCATTAGTTGAGCTATTAATATTAACCGCGCTATTTGTGTCACTTACTTTTACATGGTTTATTTCACCACCGAGAAATAGATCGGCTGTGCTTTGATCTATGCTCCCACCTGCTCTGATATGTATGTGACTAGGTTCACCACCAGTAGGTTCTATCACAAGATATTGATCGCTGCCGTTTCTCCTAAGTTCTTCGTCAGGAACCAGTTTAATAGTATCAAATTCATTGCCGTCACTGCTGTCTGCATCACCACCATAGAAGGTGCCTTTGTTTAGGACCTTGCTTTTTACATGTGTTCGAATGCCGTCAAACATCAATAATTCTAATTTACCGTTGTCACCAACATAAAGAGCAAGTTCACCATAGGGACGGATTTCGTCTGTGCTAGTATTGTTAGCGCCGTCACCTTCAATTTGACTTACATTTATTCTTCTTACTCTCGTCACTTTGTTTGCCCCTAATTAATCGTTGTTGTATTCTGAACCGTAGAATATCTTAGCAGTCCATTGTATCTTAAGTGTATTGACCTCACCATCTAATCTACGGTAGCTGATAGTGCCTTCATTCTGCACGAACCACAAGTCATCATTTTCGCCATCTGTTGACCCGCTTGATACCTCAGTGTGAGTGATGTTCTCTTCACCATCGTCATCTACTATGTGTATGGTTCCTATGATGGTAGCATCGCCAGTAAACGCATGATAATCAATTATTGCACCGCGGAAGTCGTCACTGCCACCTGAAAGATCATTCTTATCCCACCATACAACAGGTTCAGCACCTGTTGAAACTCTATAATAAACCGTGTCTCCCTGTGTGACGGAAACATAACGATCACCTATGTGGTATAACTGAAGGAAGTTATTTGTGCTGCTGCCCACTACCTCAGCTGGATACCAAGTGCTGTTATCGAGACTAAATTCCAATTCATAGTCTGTTGGTCCATCGTAGAGAGTGTATAGATCTACATCCCAGTTTATGAATGTGTAATAATCGTTTCTAGTGTCAAAAGCAGTTGCCGCTACTGATGTTTGAGTTATTCTTTCAGTTACTGATACTTGTTTGTAACCAACAGCTTCTTCAATCCTGCGTTCGTCTGTTGCTCTAAGTTTAACGCGACCCAACCCTTCTGCGGATTTTAATATAGTACCATCAACAAATTTGATACCTTCATTTAGTTTAGTTCTATCTATCTCATAACGTAGATAACTAAAACCGCCTCCACCTCCTTGTGTCCAGCTTAACCAATATATACCAAAATATTGATCAGTGTCAGGAATATACATAATTGCTTTACTACCAGGGACTTTGTTACCTAACCCGCCGTTACCATATGCTTCATAAAAAGGAAGATAAGTTCTATCTTCCAAATTAGTTAAGTCATCCCACCCAGCAATGTTCCACAATGTTCCTAGAGGGCTTACATCTGAGTCCCATCCGTTTTCTCTGTACGGGTTATAGATGCCGTTGTTGGCATCTCTAGTTATACCAATTTGTAAGGTTGAGTCATCGTTTTCTACGAAAGTATCTATCAAATTGCTATTATCAGGTTTTAGGAAATAGTTTGGATTAGTGATTTGAGTTCTTGTGTAAGCAAATGATCCACCGTTATTTTGTCCCCAATCAGTAAACTCAAACTTGTAATACTTGTCGTTTATTGTGTCGTGCATTACAAGCTCAGCTTCAAGAATATTATTACCAACTTGGTTGTTAAGTGCTGAACGGAATGTAGTATAACTTCTAGATTCTAAATTTAATAAGTCTCCCCAACCATCGTTGTTCCATTCAGTGCCTAGAGGACTTAGATAAGTGTTATTGTCATACTCAATTTCAGCTTCTATATTATACAATGCTTGGTTACTACTGCGAGCGAGAGTTAAACCTGTATCTATCTCATCAGTTTGAGAACCATCTGCTGTTCTTGTAAATTCAAAAGGTTCACCTAAGACTGCTGCTTGCACAATAAGTGGATTGTTTGTTAGCTCTAGATAAGGTTGCGAAGTACTGCCGCCTCCTCCAGTAATAACATTGCCATCTACTAATAAATTACCTGTATTATCTATACTTAAAGCAACATTGCCCAAGTATATTGTGCTATTGCTTACATATAAATCTTTCCATGGACGATCAATAGTACCTAAACTATGTTGAGGGGTTAAGTCTGGGCCTTCTATTACACCTGGTAATAAATCTCCATCAAAATAAACATCCCCAGTTCCATCAAACAAAGTAGTGTGGAATTCATTTGTCGCTCTATCAACACGGGAAATTCTTATATCTTCAAAATTCATATTGATAGCTAATAATCCGTCTTCTGTTGCTATTTTACTACCAACAGTTGGTACTCTTAATTCGCCATCACCTAAAAATCTCCAAGCTTTACTTGGATTATTTTGCCATTGTGTTTGAATAAATGGACCAACAGCATCAATACCAATAAAGCTATCTAAATCATAACTTGCTAACTCAACATAACTATTGGCTGCTGCTCTTATGTCTAAGCTATGTTGTCCTGCGGGATCATTAGGATTGCCTTGTTCTCCGTACCAAATTTCTAAACGTGGCCCGTCATTTAAATGTGTTAGATCGTTAAATCTAATAAATCCTCCATCCCCAACATTGTGATCGGGGTCTGTTGAATTGTCTTCAAATATAATACTTTGTGATCTAAATCTAAATTCTAAAGTATCTAAACTTGTTTCTATTAAATTGTTAGAAACGTTTAAATTACCAATAGTGATATTTGATACCACGTTGCTAAATTCTATTCCATTTTCAGTGCTATTAACTTTAAGCAACAAACCTGCTTGGCTAGCAAAGCTATCAGGTGTTTCACCAATATTTGTAAATGTTATGTTTGGGACTCCATCTATAGTAGATGTTGCTGTTGGATTATAGTTCCAAGCATCTTCAATTGTAATTGGAGTAAATGCACCATAGTTATCATCAAGGTATAAAATTTCACCTGAACTTACGCTACTACCATCATCAGGATCAACTAAACGAGCAATTAGATGATAAAAACGATGTTGAAGATATCTTAAATCTTCTTCAGTAAATGTAATTGTAGCTACACCAGAAGCTGGTGCAGTAATAGTAGCAGTTTTAGTTACAAAATGCTCTTTAGTTTCACGATCAACAATTTGAACTTGAACATCATAATTAGTCAAGTTCACTACTTTTTGATTTACGCTAAAAACAACTAACCTAAATTGATTAGCAGTTCCTTTGTAAAGCATAATAGGCTGTTGATAAGCCATACGCCAATTAGTACCTGTTGTATTAGTACCAGTTGCGATTACGGGGTTATAACTGAAGGCATATATAGTTTGCATATGAATATTTATTTGAAACTACCTATAAATACATATAGTTATTAGGAACATGCCATGCGAGCAACAGACATTATAAGACAAGTTTTAAATATGATTGACAGCATAGAAACAAACATGGCACAGGGCAAAGAAGAACCTGTTGTTAGTGTTGAAATTGAAGCTGGTGCCGATGATGAATTAGCTCGTATGAAACAGATTGCAGGTCTACTAGGATCTGGGGAAACTCAATATAGCAATCAACCTCAGGAACGTATTGCAAGTATTGAAGCAGTAACAACTGATGCTGGGGGAGGCGTTAATGGTCCAAAACATCCAGCTGATATGAGAGCAGATAGCATAAGCATGTATCCAAATCATCAACATAAGCCAGGAATGTAAAATATGGCAAATATAACAATAAGCGTACAAAGCTTTTTAAACGCGGCAGACACACTTAGTATTACTATTGCAGATACTAATACTGTAGCTCAATTGAAAACTGCTATAAGTTTGCAGGAAGCTGTTCCAACAACTCAGATGAAGTTGTTTTTCAACAATGCATTATTGGGTAATACTAGCACTTTAGTTAGTTTAGGAATTGTAAGTGGAAGTTATATTAAAACAGCTAATACAATTGCTCGTTTATCAACAAGAGAAGATAGACAAAAAGCTAAATTGGATTTAGCAGCACTTGATCGTGCAGCATATGGTTCTCGTCCAAGCACATACGACATAAACAAACTTCCAAATCCATATAATGGCAATAGTGTTGATCCTGATGACGGTGCTTCAACACTAACAACAGGCCGTCCCTGGAGTTAATAAATGGCAGGCAGAGAAGGCCCTTACAGGCGAGATTACAATTCAACTGATTATATCCATCCTAATGAAGAGAATCTGTTCAATCTTCACAAGGCTATGCAATATAATAATGCTGGACAACCTGTTATACGAACTCATGTGGATGGTATCACTTTAGAAGGCGATGTACTCGTAGATAAAGTTAGAGTTGAAGTTAATGCTGCTGGCGATACTATAACGCCTGATACCCCTGTATCAATAAGCAAAGATGATAATCCTAACTCGAGCAGCAATCCAATCTATGTTGCAGCTAACATAACAGGTGGTAATGTTAATGCTGCTGTGACCGGCACTGTTACTGTGAGTAGCATTACTAATACTGCTAATGTTAACATATTAAACATACCAAGTGTGACAATCAATAGTGGAACAATTACTGCTATTACAAACACTGTAAATGTTAATGTTCTTAATATTCCGAGCGTAACTGTTAACAGTGGAAACATTACATTAGCTACAGGTAGCAATGTCATTGGACAAGTCAATCAAGCTACTGCTAGCAATCCGTGGCATGTTGATGGAAATGTAAATGCCACTATCACAGGCACGGTAACAACCACCGTTGTTGATGGTGCAGTAGATGCTTTTGGTAGGTTAAGAGTAAGTGAAGCATTTACACTGGGTGACTACAAACACACCTACGGTATTGATCCTAACTTTAGGGACACACTGTCTAATGGTGGAACCGTGACCCACATTACCAATCAAGCCGCTGCAAGATTGGCAACTACTAATAACTCTAGTAGCCGTGTCATTCATCAGACAAAAATGTATCACAACTACATGCCTGGTAAAAGCCAACTGGTTAAAAGCACCATAAACTTTTACAGTGCCACAGCAAATGTAACCAAACGCACGGGATACTATGATGATCTGAATGGCATTTACTTTGAGCAGATTGGCACCGGAGAGTTGGCATTTGTGATCAGGACAGATACCAGTGGCACTGCCAGTGATGCTCGCAGAGCAATTCAATCCAGCTGGAACAAAGATAAGTGTGATGGCACAGGACCGAGTGGATTTAACTTAGACATTACAAAAACACAAATTTTCTTTACTGATTTTCAATGGTTGGGTGTAGGTCGAGTTCGCTGTGGATTCGTTCATGATGGACTAACGATTATAGCGCACGAGTTTTATAACAGCAATAACTTAGCCACAGTGTATATGAGCAATCCTAACTTACCTATTCGTTGTGAAATCTTAAACACAGGTGCTACTGCTGGTGGATACTTTGATCAAATCTGCTCCACTGTAATTTCTGAGGGTGGGTATATAGAAAGTGGTATCGACTTTAGCGTCGACAGTGGTCAAACATCGCAGAGCGTTACTGTTGCTAATGGAATGTATCCTATTGTTGCTATCAGATTGAAGAATACATTTAGAGGATATCCCAACAGAGTTGTGGTGCGTTCAGGTAATATTAACGTGTATGCTGAAGAATTTCCAGCATACTGGGCATTGTTCAAACTGTCAGGTTTATCTGCTATCACATTGTCTGATGCCACTTGGACTTCTGCTAATGCTGATTCGGCAGTGGAGTATAGTTTAAATGCTACAGCATTTACTGGTGGCGACAGATTAGATGGTGGAATTGTAGGAACAACAAGTCCTGGCGGTTCAGCGAAAGGTACAGGCACTGCACCTGTGAATCAACCAAGCAACGCTAAGAAAAACTTTATCGCACAGAATCAAGACAGTACTGATAGTGAGATTTACCTAGTCTGTGCAAAAGCAATAGGTGGAACCAGCAAGCTATGGGTTGACTTTCAGTGGCGTGAGATTTATTAAAGTACATGCAAATTATCATAAATTACTAAAAAGGAGAAATCAAAATGTCTAAAGCAAAAATTGGCGGTCAAGGCGCTGCAAAAAACATGCTTGGCCGCGCAGGAAGTGGTAAAAAGACTAGCATCGGCGCTAGTAACAATAGCCGACCAAAAAGTCGCAGCGCAAAACTAAGTACAAAAGCTTATCGCGGGCAAGGTCGTCCGTAATTAAATTTTGCTTTTTATCTCTAAGACTGTTAGCTTATGTTATCTAAGGAGCATATATGACAACTACTCGAAACTTTAATGCTGAAGAAAAGGCCAAGCTTACTCAGATCATCCGCGAAGGTTCAACCATCCTACAAGAAGTAGAAGACCTTAATGGTAGTCTTAGTGATACAATTAAAGCTGTAGCAGAAGAGCTACAGATTAAACCAAGCATTCTTAAAAAAGCAATTGCTATTGCTCACAAGGGCGAATATCAACGCCATGCTGAGGACTTTAGTATTCTCGAAGACGTACTCGCTGCTGTTGGTAAAGCAGAATAAAAATAAGTAATGGCGAGTTTAACCACAGTTGGTCCAAGGATCAAATCAATATGTGGTATGTTGAGCGATATAGGTCGCGATCAATCAACAGAAGTTATTGATTTATACTCGCCATTACTTAAAATAAAAAATCAAAAATCAGTTTGGGTTGGGATAAATTTAATATTTCCATCAAAAAAAGAATTGTTAGTTCCTGTTACAAAGGAAACTAAATGTTATATTGCAACCTTTCATGGTGATCCTATTGATTCAAAATGGATTAAATCTACTTCAGAAAGACTATTACAATATGATAAAAACTTATTAAAAAATTTTATTGTATGCAGCAATTATCCAAATCCACAAATACCACAAAATATCAAACATTTTCAAATTGAGCATTTGCATTTGTTGCCAAAATTTTATGGTAATAGCAACTTACACTTATCTCGCCCTGCAAAATATAGACAATTTAATTTTAGTTTTTATTCTTTTCGACCAAGTTGGTATAGGACAGCATTATTCATTTGTCTATACCGTTTAGAAAAAGCAATTTTATCTTTTCCTAACAACCCAGACTTAAACGATAAAGAATTAAGAAACTTTTTAAAAGAGAATGATATTGAATGCTCATTTGAGGATTTAGAAAGTTTTTTACCACTGCCAGTAGATAATTATTTTGAAAGTAATACAGACTTGCAACACGCATGGTCAGTAAATAATATCGCGTATCAAAACTGCCTTATTAATGTTGTAAATGAATCATCTATAGAATATACTGGACATATGAGTGAAAAAAGTTTTAAACCGCTTATTAGCAAAACTTTACCAATTTATAGTAATCAAGCACAAATTTCTCGTCTTAGAGAATTTGGATTTAAAATAAATTCATCTTTTTATGATAATCATCCAAATTCAATTATTAGGCAAGTTAACACACTAAAAAACTTGTTAAAATTACCTAACAGTAAATTAATTGACGTTGTTAACGAATATGCAGATCATAATAGAGATTGGTTTTTTAATAATTTTTATGATAAAATTACAGAGGAAAATCAAGGTGTTTTAAAAGAGCTAGTTGAATATGTTAAAAATATTGTAGATTAATAACAAGAATAATACTATTGTATTCGTGTTAAAAACACATGTAGAGGTAGGTCAGCCGCAAGTGACTAGGAGGTTTCATGAGTTATGTAGACTGTCTGTTTGACAGAGAGCGTGATCGCATTCACGTTGTAGAACGAGTTAACGGAGAACGCCGTTACACAGATTATCCCGCACAATATATTTTCTATTACGATGATCCTAAAGGTAAGTTTAAAACTATCTACGATACTCCAGTAAGTAGATTTAGTACACGTAATAACAAAGAATTCCGCAAGGAACTAGCAGTACGCAAAGGTAAGACAACATGGGAAAGCGATATGAATCCTGTGTTTCGTTGTCTTGCTGAACATTATTTAGGCAAAGACGCGCCTAAACTACATGTAGCATTTTTCGACATCGAAACAGATTTTGATCCTGAACGAGGATTTAGTAGCCCAGAAGATCCGTTTACTAAAATTACGGCTGTTACTGTTTATCTACAGTGGCTAGATCAACTAGTTACACTTGCTATGCCACCTAAATCTATGAGCATGGAAAGTGCAAATGAAATTGCTGCTAAGTTTGATAACACATTTATGTTTGAAGATGAAACAGATTTAATTAAAACTTTCTTAGATCTAATTGAAGATGCTGATGTATTGAGTGGATGGAACAGTGAAGGATTTGATATTCCTTATATGATTAATCGCACTACAAACATCTTAAGTAAAGATGATACTAGACGTTTTTGTTTGTGGCAACAACTTCCTAAAGGCAGAGAATACGAAAAGTTTGGTGCAACACGTCAAACATATGACTTAGTTGGTCGTATACATGTTGACTATATGAACTTGTATCGCAAGTATACATATGAAGAACGTCACAGCTATAGTCTCGATGCTATTGGTGATTATGAGTTAGGTGAACGCAAGGTAATTTATGAAGGTAGTTTGGATGCATTATATAACAAGGACTTTGAAAAGTTTATTGCGTATAACAGACAAGACGTTGCACTACTTGGTAAACTAGATAACAAACTTAAATTTATGGATTTAAGTAATGTGCTCGCACATGAGAACACAGTGCTTATTCAAACAACTATGGGCGCAGTAGCACTTACTGAACAAGCTATTATTAACGAAGCACATAGTCTTGGATTAGTTGTACCTGATCGTAAAAATCATGGCAGCGATACACAAGCTGCTGGTGCTTATGTTGCTTATCCTAAAACTGGATTACATGAATGGATTGGTGCAATTGACATTAATTCGCTTTATCCTTCAAACATTCGCGCACTAAACATGGCGCCAGAAACTATCGTTGGGCAATTGCGTCCAATCATGACTGACAAATACATTAACAATAAAATTGATAATGAAAAATGTTCCTTTGCAGAAGCATGGGAAGGACTTTTTGGTAGTTTAGAATACACTGCGGTGATGGAGCAAAAACGAGGAGTGGAGATCACTGTTGATTGGGTAGATGGCACTGAAGATATTTTTACTGGCCATGAAGTCTACAACATGATTTTTAAGAGTAATCAACCTTGGATCCTAAGTGCAAACGGAACGATCTTTAGTTATGAACGCAAAGGTGTTGTACCTGGACTGCTTGAACGTTGGTATGCAGAACGTAAAGTACTACAAAAGAACTTGAAGGCAGCTATCGCAGCAGGTGACAAAGAACAAATTGAATTTTGGGACAAGCGCCAGCTAGTTAAGAAAATTAACTTGAACTCACTGTATGGTGCAATTCTTAATCCTGGTTGTAGGTTCTTCGACAAACGCATTGGACAATCAACTACGCTTACTGGTCGTACAATTGCAAAGCATATGGATGCTTATGTTAACGAGTGTATTACTGGCAAATACGATCACACAGGTGATGCAATCATTTATGGTGATACAGACTCTGTTTACTTTAGTGCATGGCCAATTATTAAAGATGATGTTGAAGCTGGCCGTATGGAATGGAACAAAGAAATTTGTGTGCAGCTATATGATAGCATTGCAGATCAAGTTAATCAAAGTTTTCCTGCATTTATGGAACAAGCATTCCACTGCCCACGTGAACTTGGTGAAATCATTAAAGGTGGTCGTGAACTTGTAGCTACACGTGGTCTGTATATTACCAAAAAACGTTATGCTGTTATGATTTATCAAAAAGAAGATAAACGTATTGATGTTGATGGTAAACCTGGCAAAGTAAAAGCTATGGGACTTGATCTTAAACGAAGTGATACTCCTAAAGTTGTACAAGACTTTTTAATGAAAGTTCTAATGGATGTATTACAAGGTGCTAACGAACAACAGGTACTAGATAAGATTGTTGAATTCCGTAAGGAGTTTAGTGAACGACCTGCATGGGAAAAGGGCACACCAAAGCGTGTCAATAAACTTACATATTATGGAAACATGGAAAAGCAACACGGTAAATTTAACATGCCAGGACATGTAAGAGCCGCTGTAAATTGGAACACACTACGTAAGATGCATGGTGATAACTATAGTCAAAAGATAACTGATGGACAAAAAGTTATTGTATGTAAGCTTAAGGATAATCCACTAGGTTATACTAGTGTTGCCTATCCAATTGATGAAAATCACTTACCTGAATGGTTCTTAGAAATGCCATTTGATCATAGTTCTATGGAAGGAACTATTGTTGATGGTAAGGTTAAAAACTTGCTTGGTGTTCTTAACTGGAATTTAGCAAGCACTGCTGGTGACCAAAACTCATTTAATCTAATGTTTGGATAAGTATATGCATGGGACTTCCTCTAAGTGAAATATTCAATCGTCTTATTAAAATAAGAAATTTGAATTTTGATGGCAATAAACAAGATATCTTAAACAAGATTGATAGTTTTAATAACTACCTTAAAAACGTTAAATTTATAGAATCCAATGAATTAAAAAGTATTGAAGAAAAGCTAGTTAAAGAATTAAACAATTATAGCGAGTTAATTAAAAAAATTGAACTTAAATTAGAAAAAGCAGTTTTAGATAATGAAGCATCTTACATTAAAGCAAGCAAAAAAATGTATGTTGAAAATTTAGAAAAAATGTTGTTTGAAGAACATTTAGAGTGGAGTCAACTATGGCCGCCAACTGATTTAGAATTTGATCATTTTTTAAATCAAATCAAACAATATATTAATTGGCAAGAACCATCTTTAATTTTTGGTGCTAATAATTCTAAAATATTAAAAGCAACGATCGGTACTGAGCCAATTTATATTTTAGAACGCTATCCAGAATATTTTAACTTACAAAAAGAAAAATTTAATGTAAGCTTTTCAAGAAAATTACGTTTTTATGATATTAACTCAATTAATTTATTACCTAAAAATAGTATTGGGTTATTGATATGCTTTAATGAACTTAACTTTCTGCCGTGGGATATTAGTTCTTATCTATTAACTACGTTTTCTCAAATATTATCACCAGGCGGGAAACTTATTTTCAATTATAATAACTGTAAGACACTTAGAGGTTTTGTAGAATTTGAAAACCAAAGTATGGTATTTTCAACTCCTGAAATGTATATTAAACATTTAAAAAAATATAATTTAAATTGTATACACGAATATACATCAAACAGAGAAACATTTAGTTTTATGATTTTTGAAAAAAGCGGAGTTAAAAACTTAGTTAAGAAAAGTCCTAGTGTTGGATATATTAAACAACAGCTAACATTATCAAAACCTGTTGAACACAAAGCTAGAATTGAACATATTGAAAAATTAATAAACAATAAATTGACCTAGCGATAAATAAAACTTATAATAATAACATTAACAATAAAGGTAAAATATGAAAGACTACTTAATCGACATCGTTAAGCACACTGTCAACATGGGGTGTTTTGAAACACTACGCATTGACGGTACAGATGCTGAAACTAAACTTAGTTCAACTGAAAAAGAACGTACAGTTGTTCTAAGAGCAAAACTACATGGTACCATTAAAGAGTTTGAAGGTACTTTTGGTGTACCAAACTTAGCATTGCTTAATACAATTTTGAATATTCCAGAGTATCAAAGTGATGATGCTAAGATTACTGTGGAACGTAGAGCTATTAATAACGTAGAACAACCAACTAGCATTAAGTTTGAAAATGGTGTTGGTGACTTTAAGAACGAGTTTCGTTTGATGGCATCTAACTTAATTGAAGCTATCGAGCCACTACTCAAGTTCAACGTTACAAGTTGGCCAGCTACATTTGTACCAACAGTAGCAGCACAAAGCAGACTTAAGTATCAAGCATCTGCACATCCAGAAGAAAAAGCTGTAACTTTCCGTATTGAAAATGGCGAAGTACGTGCAAATATGGGTGATGGTTCAAGTCACAATGGTAGCTTTGTTTTCCATACTGGCGTAGACAAAAAGATCAAGGAAACAATTGTAGTTCCCGTAGCGGTTGTAACAAGTGTGCTTGCACTTGCTGGCGACAAAACAATGCAAATGGGTGGACCAGGAATGATGATTAGCGTTGACTCTGGTCTTGCTAATTATGATTATATCATTCCAATGTTGACAAAGTAAGGAGTAAAAATTGGCAGAGCAATCTAACAAACAATCAAATCATGATTTATATAACTTTCAAAAAGGGGAAAAATTAGAAAAGCCAAACTTTGCGGTATTCCTGCCTGCCATTTCTACTTTTTACAATACAACAATTAGCAAGCACAGACATACAGGGAGTTATGTTAATCCAAACAGAATTCCTCAGTCTTTGCCGCATGGTGTTGAAAGCTTAAACTTTTTAGATCCACAAAAAAGTATATTCTTTTATCCGTGGGCGCTTTACTCAGCTGGACATGCTAATTTAGATGTGTCTAAACCTATACCTAAGGAAAGCATGACACGCGATCGTCCACGAGATGGAACAACATGGTTGCTTGGTGATTCAGGCGGGTTCCAAATTGGTAAAGGTAAATGGGAAGGAGAGTGGAGAGATCCAACTGGCCCTGAAGTTACAGCACAAATGGCTGCATATGTAGCACAGGGTATTGAAACAAAACCCGTATTAGACAAAAATGGTAATCCTAAACTTGATAAAAATGGCAACCCAAAAACAATCAAAATTGATCATGCTAAAAATTATCAAGCAAAACTAGATGCAGCACAAGATAAGCGTAAAGCAGTTCTTGAATGGATGGATGCATATATGGATTATGGCATGATCCTTGATATTCCTGCCTGGGTATCACGTAGCCCAGCTGGCATTGCAGCAACAGGTATTACTAGTTATCAAGAAGCTGTTAACGCAACCAAGTATAATAACGAGTTCTTTATTAAAAACAGAACAGGTGCTTGTAAGTTCTTAAACGTACTACAGGGCGAAACACATGCAGATGCAGACGATTGGTATCAACAAATGAAAGATTTCTGTGATCCTAAAAAGTACAGCAATCACTTTAATGGTTGGGCAATGGGTGGACAGAACATGTGTGATGTACACTTAATTCTCAAACGTTTGGTAGCATTACGGTTTGATGGTTTACTTGAAAAAGGATTGCATGATTGGATGCACTTCTTAGGCACAAGCAAACTTGAGTGGGCGCTACTGTTAACTGATTTACAAAGTGCTGTACGCAAGTATCATAATGAAGATTTTACTATTAGCTTCGACTGTGCAAGTCCATTCTTAGCAAATGCTAACGGATTAATCTACACTTTTACAAAAGTTGAAGATAGAGAAAAGTGGATTTATAAGATGGAACCAAGTGTTGATGATCGCAAATACAGCACAGACACAAGACTATTACGTGATGCAATGATACAAGATAAAATTGTTCCTGTATTTGAAGATAGTTTAGTATCTTCATTATTACAAGTTAAGGATATTTGTACTTATCAACCAGGTGCAGCAAATAAGATGGGCATTGTGTCTAAGACAAGTTGGGATAGCTTTAGTTACACATTGCAAATGGCTCATAATGTTTGGATGCACTTAGATGCGGTACAAAAAGCTAATGATGCTTATGCAAACAAAAATATGTCACCAAATATGTTAGTAGATGAACGATTTGATCGTATCTATTTTAGAGATATTATTAATAGTATATTTGAAACAAGCGACAGAGCTGTAGCGGAAGCTAGGATTGAGGAATGGAATAGCTTTTACTTGCGTATTATTGGACAACGTGGTGCTGTTGGTAAGAAAACTCTAAATAGCAAAACTGCATTTAATGAAATGTTTGATATACCGCCAGTTAGTTTTGATACAGTTACTATTGAAGATGAATATGTATTAGATCAAAGCAAAGCAGATAAATTAGATGAGGACGAAGATGTTTAAGATTGAGGGTGATTATATGTATATCAGTACATATGCACAAAACGATTACAGCACTACAAACAACGGGCAACCAGGAATAAAAGTCCAAGTATCCCTAATGCCAAGCATTGCAGATTTACTAAGACGTTTAGAAACAATGGAGCGCGAGTGGCAGGAACAGAAGAAACTTATTGACTCAAATCCTGCTGTTAAAGCAAGTTATGATCAATTTCAACAAATGATAGCTTTAGCTAAAGAGGCTGCTTAATGTTAGAGAACAGACAAACTCGTACATTCTTTACTGGTGTTGAAGTTGAACATACAGTTGCGTATGGTTCTAAAACACTTTTTATTATAGGCACACCATCTATAGATATGATCAACACTGAGATACGTGATCTTGCAGAAGATAACTTTATTACTCAACATTTGTATTTTGGTACAAGTCAAACGTATAAAAATATTGATATGGAAACTGCAAAAACTTTTGAACATTTGATCATACATTATCTCGATAATAGTAACTTCTGGGTTACACTAGATTTTGATGTAGCAGATATTAATCGTATACATGAAGCTGGCTATTGCAAATATAATCGTTTTATACCAATGATTAGTGTTAAGCTGCCTTATATTAATTTGCTTAACTATCATGCTACGCTTAAGCTAGATGATACGCAGTGGGGACACAGTAATCCAGGAGTATGGACACATCACTTGCAAAGCTTGCTTGGTAAGAATGTCTATACTGATTGGAGCGCATATAAAGGCGATAAATGAAAAGTTTAGTTGTTGGGTTAGGTATTGGGCGTTTATATGTAGACGTGTTAGCAAAGATGGGTGCTGATGTTGTAACTGTTGATACAGATGCAAATAAAAATCCATCTTTCACCAACTTTGCAGAAGCATGTGCTAGTGCTAAGTTTGATACTGTTCATATTTGCACACCAAACTTTACACATGAAGATCTATTTTATGATTATGTAAAGTCAAACCCAAAAGAAAACAGCATCGTATTTGTTGAGAAACCTGGATTTAAAACAGCACAACGTTGGCAAAAAGCTACTGATGCACCTGTTAGACTTATGATGGTTAAAAATAATCAATATAGATCTAATATCAAAGATATGGAAAATGATGCAAATAAATCATTAGCGATTTATGGTCGTTGGATAAACTACAATCGTGTTCCAAATCCTGGTACTTGGTTTACTACAAAAGAACTTGCATGGGGCGGTGTTAGCAGAGATTTAATGCCACATATGTTAAGTTATATTCCCATATTTGTTCCAGATTATAGAAATAGTAAAATAGTTACAAAAATTGTACAACAGCGTTCTCGCTTATCAGATTTGACGTCAAGCGATTATGGTGTTGTTAAAGAAGATGGAATTTATAATGTTGATGACTATTGTTCGTTACAACTAACTTACAATGGTATAAATGTCTTTTTAACTACAGATTGGCGCAGTATGCGTGAAGATGATGTATCAATTGGTATGAATAAAGGATCCATATATACATTAGGACTTTGTCCAGAAGAAGCGTATGCTACTATGATAAAGACTGCTGTTGAAAAACAAAACAATGCTAATTTTTGGTTTTCACAAAAACTGCAAGATATTTGGATACACAAAATACTAGAGGAATTAGATGCAACGAACAGTTAAACTACTCACTACAAAAGGCGATGGCAAGTTTATTGAAGTAGACTGGGTAAAACCAGAGATTACACCGTATGAGATTGAAGTAGCCGCACTTATGACTGGTGTTTGTCGCAGTGATATTGATATGATGAACGGACAGTTTAACTTGCCAATGGAAATGCATGGACACGAAGGACTCGGTGTTGTCACTCGAGTTGGTAGTAGCATTCCAGACGTATTTGTCGGCGACTACGTTGCTACACGCGGCGAACCAGCTTATGCAGACCTTTATAATGTAGCAGTCGGCTCGTATGTTAAAGTTCCTAAACCAGATCCAAAATACATTGTAGAACCAATCGCTTGCGGTATCAATGTGTTTAGCGAAGCAATGCTACGCTCGAATATTTTTAATGGACAACGTATTGCTATTATTGGCACTGGTTTCTTAAGTCATGTTGTTTACACTAATTTTAACATACGTGGTGTATGGTCTGGTATTGATATAATTGGAAATCACAATAAAGAATTTTGGGAAGAAGAACATAGCATTGTCGTACAAGAAAAATCAGATGGCAAATATGACGTTGTAATTGATTTAAGCAATAACGACATTTCATTAACGCAGGACATATACAAACCAAACGCATTGCTAGTATTTGCAAGTTCAAAGCATCCAAGCATTACGAGCACGTTTGATCACATTCTTTGGAACGCTGTAACTATGATATGCCCTAGCCCACGTTCACCAGGATTTCATTCGTGTATGCTTGAAGCAGTACATCAAATTGAAGCTGGTAAATTGGACGTTAGTAACTTTTGGACACGTGGATACAATCGTCATACGCAAGAATGGCGTTTGGCATTTGCGGATAGTTTGGATCGCCCACCAGGATTCAACCGCGCATACATTTATTGGTAATACCAATTTAACCTTTGACAAAACATTCTTTTTACAGTAGGATACGAAAATGCACACAACAGCAGTTGACAAAATGATTTGGGTAACATTTAGCAGGGAAGGTATTCACCGTTATCCTGCTGCACTTGAAGATCCCAAACTGAAGACAGGCGATGAATATGATGTAAGTTTTCTTGGTCATCCCCATAGACATATCTTTCATTTTAAAGTATATATTGAAGTATTCCATGATGATAGGGATATTGAGTTTATCCAATTTAAGCGTTGGCTCAATAACCTCTATGGTCAAGGTGAATTGCAACTGGATTACAAGTCATGCGAAATGATTGCAAACGACTTGTATCTTAAAATCAACTCCAAGTATCCAAGGAGAGAAGTATGGATCGAAGTTAGCGAAGATAACGAAAACGGCACTTTTATTAAATTTGAAAACATTGAAATTAATGAGGATGAAGTACAATGAAGGAACAGCTAACTAAAATTTTCGACGACCTTGATAACTATCGCAAGTTTTGCGTAGAGTATGGGTATGTGTTTAATGAAGCACATCTATACAAGGGTGATACCCCTTGGGGCCAGTATTCACGCTGGCGTAGGGGAGACCGTGTAGTTGACAATTGGAAGAAGGATAGCCGCTATGTTATGGAATAAGCTGCTAGCGGCTGCGCTGTTTACATTTGCGTTTATTGCTCCTGCCCAAGCAGGTTGGGTAGCCGTAACTGTAGACATTAGCGAACAAAAGATGATTGTACAAACAGAAGATGGAAGCAAAGAAGTCTATCCTGTTAGTACAGCAGCAGGTCGTAAGGTAACCCCAACTGGAGAGTTCCAACCATACCTTATGCGTAGGATGCATTATTCAAGTCGTTACAATAATGCGCCAATGCCGTTTAGTATTTTCTACAGCGGCAACTATGCAATCCATGGAACTGAGCATATTAAAAAGCTTGGGCGACCAGCAAGTAAGGGCTGTGTGAGATTGCATCCAGAACATGCAGAACGATTGTTTAGCATGGTAAAAGCAGTAGGTATGGATAATACCTACATTAGGATCGTACCCTGAACGAAATAGAATACATTATTGAAGAAACTCCAGTCGAGGCCAATTGGTTTCGGCTGGAGTTGCCATTTAAACGTGCAGAAGGTCTATACAAATGGCGCCAAGGAAATGATAGGCTACACAAAATTAAAGAATTTATGACTAATGAAGGTTATCGCATTAATATAGATTTCAAGATAGAACCCATGTATTATTACGACAGTATTGTAATATTTCTCTCCCCAAGGATTGAGAAGTATGCAAGTATGATAATTTTAAAATGGGATCCTAAATGAGCAAAGTATATATCGTAGACATTGAAGCAGTAGACACACGTTACACTAAGCAATGGAAAGAACACTTACCTAAACAAATGCGTGAAGCAGGGTTGGATGTTGTAAAAATATCTGGTGGTGATGTGCCAATGGCAACTACCCCAGGTGCGTTTTTAAACTTTGCTGGTACTAACAACTACAAAGCACAGCAAATGATTGAAATTAGCCGTGAGTTTGCATTTGGCAATATCAAAGACGGCGATTATTTTCTTTACACAGATGCATGGAACCCAACTGTAATACAGCTTAAGTATATGGCTGAACTGCTTGGTGTTAAGATCCGCATTGGTGGTATGTGGCATGCCGGTAGTTATGATCCACATGATTTCCTAGGACGACTAATTGGCAATAAGCCATGGGTGCGTAGTGCTGAAAGCAGCATGAAATCTTGTTATGATGACAATTTCTTTGCTACACAGTTTCACGTTGATTTATTTAATACTGCATTTACATTAGACGACAGTGTTAAGATTGTTGGTTGGCCAATGGAATATCTAGTTCCACTTTTAACGCCATATAGCAACCTAGTAAAGAAGAACAAGATTATCTTCCCGCACAGACTTGCACCAGAGAAGCAATTAGACATCTTTAAGGATCTTGCTGCAAGTATGCCAGAATATGAATGGTTTATTGCACAGGAGCATGAACTAACGAAGGACGAATATCACAAGCACATGGCTGAGAGTAAGGTCATGTTTAGTGCTAACTTGCAAGAGACACTTGGTATTAGCGCATACGAAGCTGCACTAGTTGGTACATATCCAATGGTACCAAAACGTCTTAGCTATACTGAGATGTGGGATGAAACATATCCAGAACGTTGGGTTACAAGCTTTAAAGCATACCAAGACAACAAAGGTTATTTAATGCAGTTCATTCGTAATACAATGGAACGCAATGATTTGTATGAGGTATCAAAAGATATGGCTGCTAAGGCTAATAAACAGTTCTTTAGTGGTGCAGCATTATACTCGACTATTAAACAATACATGGTCGCCTAAATATTGCTTATAGTTGCAACAAACTATATTATACACATTAGGAGTTAACAATGAAAGTTTCAGAACAGATTCGCCAACGAATATTGAATGCTGGCGCAAAGTTTCACAGCAATGACAACATTGCAGATTTTATCAATGAAGGCGAACTTGATCAACTTGTAGATGAAGTTGCCTTAGAGTTTCAAGATGTATTACAGTCGCTTGTAATTGATACAGATCATGATCATAATACACAAGACACTGCAAGGCGTGTAGCCAAGATGTTTGTCTTAGAAACATTTAATGGTCGCTATCGCCCAGTACCAAAAGTAACAGCATTCCCTAACATGGGTTACAAGAGTTTATATACTACAGGTCCTATTTCTATTCGCAGCACATGCGCTCATCACTTTCAAAACATTGTTGGACGTTGCTGGGTTGGTATTGTCCCAGAAGATGAAGTAATTGGATTAAGCAAGTTCAATAGGCTTGTGCATCATATTTGCGAACGTCCTCAGATTCAAGAGGAAATGACTACGCAAATTGCAGAGGCGTTAAAGAAGTATGCAAAGACAGAAAACATTGCAGTGCTGGTTAAAGCAGAACATCACTGCATGACAATGCGTGGTGTGCGCGAACATGAAAGCGATATGACTACGGCTATTATGCTTGGTGCGTTTGATACACATGCCCCACTTAAGAAAGAATTTTATGACATCTGCTTAAGCATGAAAGGTCATGGTTAATGGCAACAAACGTACCAAATATTACAGTATCAGGTACAGGCGCTGTTGGAGCATCATCTGGATTATACCTAACTGGTACAGGGGGTGGTGGAGTTCAATTTATAAATGCTGCTAGTACATATACAACATATGCGAACGCTGTACCTTCTTTTTCAAATGACATCATAATACATAGAGATGGTAAACCTAATATCAAAGTAGCAGAAACATTAGAAATGCTGATGGATAGACTTTGCATTATACTGCCAGCAATGGAGTTAATTGAGAAATATCCTGCATTACGAGATGCATACGAAAATTACAAACTTATTGAAGCAATGGTAAAGAACGGAAATGAAGATAATGAATAGAAGTAGAAAAAAATCATACGGTTCATCGCCTGGTGTTTATATTGATTATGATGACGCACCTAAAAGAAAAAATCGTCGATCATTAAAACAATGGTTGCGTGATTATTTAAAGGAAGAACCTGAAAAGGTATACCCAGCAGAAGCAATACCACAATCACACGTTTCATTTGCTAAAAGTTTTGAAGGTTGGAATATTAGATTGCATCGTGCTAATGGCGGTCACATTGTTGAGGCATGGAAAAATGAAGATGGCCCAATGTCTTCAAACTATAAACCTCCACATGAATTGTTTATGGTACAAGACAGCGAAGACATGGGCGAAAGATTAAATAGCATTTTAGTTCAACTAATGCTACGAGGTTAACATGGAACCAGATGAAAATAAAGTAACTTGGACTGTCGTTGCAGATCAAACTGAGGACGAAGTTTTTTACGATTATGATTCTAGCGATTTTAAAATTACTTTTGCAAACATAGATATTAATTATGATAATGACAGCACTTATGGTGTAGTGCCGGAAGAAAATAATCCTTTACTATATACAAGCTATGAGCAACGGGAGCAACATGATAAATATCCAGCGTTGAAAAAAGCGTGGGAAGATTATGTTAAAATGTTTAATCTAACTAAAGGAGAACCTCCAGTTGTCGACTAATGATTTTGAAAATAGATATAAGGATTGGCATCAAAAAATCAGTTTCTTAAAAAGTGGCATTCGTATTGCTGCTTGTCTAGGAACCATTATAATTTTAATGTTGTATGGAGTTCATGACATCATATCAATTTCAGTACTGTTACTATCTATTGGACTATTGTTAGCTGAAATTCTTGGAATTTTTGAGGAATGGATTTAAGCAATAAAATTCGCTATATTTCTCATTTCGATGAATTAACATGGCGACCACATTTACTTGAACGCCCATTTAATGAAATAAAAGTTCCGTATATGGGTCGCCCATCTTTTGTTACTTGGATAAACACAAATGTAGAATCATATGTATACATTTGGTCTGGTGTAATTACCCCTGAGCCTAACGAGAGCAATTGGGGTAGATTAATTGCGCCAGACAAAGAAACTACATTTTTAATTTTTAATAATGAAGGTGATCAAACACGTTATACATTAGAGTTTGTAGGTAGTGATAATACTATACATGTCAAAATTCACAAAAACGGATTGGATGCTTATCACAGCAGAAGAAAATAAATATTGTTGCTAATGCAACGTTAGCTTATAATCATAGCTATAAGAGGTCTTAACACTCACCCCTCTCAAAGAATTCTGCGTGTTAAACAGAAAGATTTATTATGGCGAATATACCTGTAACTTACAAATATACATCTACAAAAGAATATCACGATGCATTCCCATGTGCATATAGACAATGGCGTGCAGACAGTCATTGCAACATGATCCATGGATACAGCTTCTCTATGAAGTTTTACTTTGGCACTAACGATCTCGATGTACGCAATTGGGCAGCAGATTATGGTGGTTTAAAAGAACTTAAGAAGGTATTAGAAGATCAGTTTGATCACACGTTACTTGTTGCAGAAGATGATCCAGAGATGGAAACATTTAAGATGCTGCAAGACAAGAAACTTGCAAAGCTAACTATACTTCCCAAATTAGGATGTGAAGGTTTAGCTGATATGCTTTACAAATATGTAAATGGTGTATATATTCCTGATATGTGGGGACCAAGCGAAGCTGCAAGGCTTTGGTGTTATAGAGTTGAAGTGCGTGAAACACAAGCTAACATGGCATTTAGAGAAGGTCACCGAGAGTGGAATGAGGAACTGTTTTGAAAACAGCAACTGGTGTAGCACTAATTATTATAGCCACAATCACATTATTCTATTTCATTGTTAGTAAGGAAATGGAATTTATTGATCGTTGTGAAAAGGCTGGTGGTGCACCAGTAGTTGGAAAAGGCATACAAGCTTGTTTAAAACGAGACATGGTGGTACCAGTACAATGACACAGTATCCAAAAGATCTAGGTAACAATCGTTGGATTGTTGAAGTAAGAACGCAGGGCGGGAGCGATGAACTATACATTGAACTCCCGCCCCGTGCGCTAAACCAAATGGGATGGGACGTTGGTGACATTATTCTCTGGGAAGAACAAGAAAATGGTTCTTACATAATAAGGAAAAAAGATGAGTGAACAACTTACATTATACTTTGTTGGACTTAGAGATAAGAATCATAGAGTAACAATTCAATCTGCTGCTGCGATGACGTATGATGAAGCAATTGAGAAAGTTCTTGCAGCGCCAATAATGGAAAACATAGTAGCATATACTAGAATGTCAAACGCAGATGAATTAGTATGGATAGATATAGATGAACAAAATTAAAATTAGTGAAATTTTTTACAGCCTACAAGGTGAAGGACAATATGTTGGTGTACCTTCCATCTTTATGCGAACGTTTGGATGTAACTTTACTTGCAGTGGATTTGGTATGCCTGCAGGAGAACTTAGCACAGAAAGGGATAATGTAGATGCTAAATCGTTTATTGACTACCGTGACTTACCATTGGTATCGACTGGTTGTGATAGCTATGCTAGTTGGGATCCTCGCTTTAAGCATCTTTCACCACTACTCGATATAAGCGCAATTATTGAACGTTTTAAAGACCTATTACCAGATGGTAAGTTTGGACGCGACAAACACTTAATCATTACAGGTGGTGAACCATTACTTGGATGGCAACGTAGCTATCCAGAGCTACTTAAAGAATGCATGAAGATGGGGCTTACACATCTTACATTTGAAACAAATGGCACACAACCTATATCAGATGAACTTTGGGGTTTTCTAAATAGTCAATCAGTATGGCCTGGACTTGAAGTAACATTCTCTATCTCAGCTAAACTACCATGCAGTGGTGAAAAGTGGGAAGAAGCAATACGCCCTGATGTTGTTAAGGGTTACGTAAACATTAAGGATCATCGTAGTTACTTTAAATTTGTTGTAAGCACACAACAAGACGTTGAAGATGCAATGCGAGCTAAAGCAGAATATGAAGCTGCTGGCATTAAAATTCCAGTATATCTAATGCCTGTTGGCGGTGTTAATAGCGTATATGAATTAAACGAAAGACAAGTAGCAGATTTTTGCAGGGATAATGGTTTACGTTTTAGCCCACGTATTCAAGTACCTTTATGGAAAAACCAGTGGGGTACCTAAAAAATTACCCCAAGTATTTTAGTTAAAATGCTAAATAAACTATAATGCTTGGGGTAATAGAATGACAAATCCAAAAAATAAAAAAACACATGAAGAATTTGAAAAAGAGCTAAAAAATAAACACCCAACAATAATGCTATTAGAAAATTATATAAACACCGACACTAAACTTAGATATAAATGTGATCACGGAGAGAACTCTGCTCGTCCTTGGCAACTGCTTACAATGAAGCATTGTTGTAGGAAAGGATATTATTCTTCAGGTGTTATGTGGGATAAACGCACGTTGACTTTAGAGCAAGTTAAAGAAAAAGCGTTAAAAACTCGAAAAAACATTGATGTAAGTGAATGTTATATTGAAACAGAAAAATATAAAAAAATACTGAATATTAAATGTACCGTGCATAACGTTTATTATTCAAGTTATGTAAAAGGTAAAATTGGACTTTGTCCAAAATGTAATGAAGAAAGAAATTTAGCACAATTAGCAGTAGCTATGCCGTTAGCTTGGGCAAGTCAAAAAAATGGTAGTTTTGTCTCTAAAAAAGAAACAAAATGGTTAGATTCTCTTGGAATAGAAAACAGACAAGTCTGGTTAGAAGATGTAAAATATAAAGTAGATGGATACGACCCAAATACTAATACTGTATATCTATATCATGGAAAATTTTGGCATGGTTGTCCTGAAACATTTGATCCTGAAATGATACATCCAGTTGTAAAAATTCCAATGAAAGATTTGTATCAAAAAACTTTATTTTATGAGAGAAAGATTAAAAGTGCAGGATACAACTTAATAATAAAATGGGAAGAATAATATGTCATTGTGGAATAAATTTTTAGAAGCACTTGCGCCGCCTGAGGCTCAATTAAAGTTTAAGCAGGAAAGTAAATCAAAGAAACCACGCAAACCTAAAGTAACTAAAACTCCAAAAGAGATTGCTAACGAAAAAGGTGAACCATATATTTCTGTAGTTTCAGTTGATTTAGACAAAGCAAATGTTGGCAACGGTTCTTTTGAACTTGATTGGAACGACACATTTATTAAGCAACTACGTGCCGCTGGTTATCCTGGTAAAACAGATGAAGATGTAGTTGACATGTGGTTTAGAAGTGTATGTCGTAATGTATTAGCAGAAGCTTATGAACAAGAAGTTGCTCAAAAATCTCCACCAGATAATGTACGATACATTAATCGTAAAACTGGGGACGATGGTAAAACAGAAGTTTCATGATCCTCTACGTAAATGGCGAAAGTTTTAGTGCTGGTGCTAAAGCAGTAAATGATTTTTCATTTGCTAATGATGACTTTAGATATGTAGCATTAGGAAATAAACCACACCCAGATAATTTAAAAGTAAGTTATGGCATGCATTTATCTAAAATGCTTGCGCTTGCACTGGTGTGTAACGCAGAAAGCAATGCTACAAATGAACAAATACTGCTTACTACCTATGAGTATTTAGAATCTATTTCTCCAAAACAAAAAACACTTATTGTAATTGGATGGTCAGCAATTAATAAAAAAACGTTAGAAGATCACAATAACATTTATCAATTGCACCAATACTTATCAAACAATAGTGTGCCACATTTATTTTTTAACGCAACTGATCCATTTACTTTGGTTCCTCAAAAACTACACAAGAATTGGGGTGTGAACTTTGTTCATCCATATATTAAAAGCGCAAACGGACATACCCATTTAAATTGGGCACAATACTTGTTTAACTGGTTGACTACAAATAACATTAGTGTATAGTGAACGTATGAAATACTTACTCGTAGATGCATCAAACACATTCTTCCGTGCTCGACATGTTGCGGCACGTGGAACTGATCAATGGACCAAACTTGGTTATGCTATTCACCTTACGCTAGGTAGTATACATAAAGCCCAACGTGATTTAGGCGGTGACCATGTTGTTATTTGTTTAGAAGGACGCAGTTGGCGCAAAGATTTCTATCCGCCATACAAGCGCAATCGCAGTGCTGCTCGTGAAACTATGACAGCGGAGGAAAGCGAAGAAGATAAGCTTTTCTACGAAACATACGATGAAATGAACAAGTTCTTCCGTGAGAAGACTGCTTGTACTGTACTACGCCATCCACAAGGTGAAGCAGATGATATGATTGCGCGTTGGATTGCACTGCATCCCGACGACGAACATATTATTATTTCCAGCGACAGCGACTTTCATCAACTTATTAGCGAACGTGTTACACAGTTTAATGGTGTAACTGGGGAATGGACTAACCTGCACGGTGTGTTTAACGATAAGATGAAACCAGTTAAGGATAAAAAGACTGGTGAACAAAAGACTATTGGTGATCCAAAGTTTGTGCTATTTGAGAAGTGTATGCGTGGTGACCCAACTGACAACGTGTTTAGTGCGTATCCAGGCGTGCGTGTAAAAGGTACTAAGAATAAAGTTGGACTTACTGAGGCTTTTGCTGACATGGGTAAGAAAGGTTACGCATGGAACAATATGATGTTGCAGCGTTGGACTGATCACGACAATATTGAACACCGTGTTCTTGACGATTACGAACGCAACGTAAAACTAATTGATCTTACTGCACAACCAGATGACGTTAAGTCACTGTTTGATGCTGAGATCAAACATCTTGTTAACGTTGATGTACCAAACCAAATTGGCACACAACTACTCAAGTTTTGCGGCAAGTATGATCTAGTTAAAATTGCTGAACAAGCAAGTTCATATAGTGAATGGATGAAGAAAGAATATCGCGGAGCATTGCTAAATGTTAAAAGCTAAAACTGTAATGCCAAACAAGTTTTGGATATTAGAAAACAATGCAGGTGTGCGTCAAGGTACACTCAGTATCCAAAACAAAAAAGCAAAAGTAGTCCTCGATAATGTTGAAAAAACATATGAGGATGTTAATCAAGCATGTTGGGATCTTGCAATTAATCTGGATAATGAATCCCCAACTGAAGTAAAAGAAGAAAAGGAAGATGCAGTACTTGGTTATCCAACTAAGTGCGCTGCTTTTAACCCAATTTGGGATATCAAACGTAAAATTCCAGTCTTTACTAAAACAGCAAAAAGCAAAACTCTACATGCGGCTGGATATTATATTGTTGAGTTTGAAACTGGATGGGTCCCAAGCTTTTGTCCAAAAGTATCAACATTAGACTTAAATCAATTTCAAGGTCCCTACAAGGATAAACTTGAAATGCGAGCACAATTAAGGAAAGCAGTAAATGACAATGCCTTCGACTAACGCTATTCGTAACTTTGCTGACCGTGTGCGTGGATTAGCTGGACATAATAAAGAGATTACGCTAAATGCTGCGGAAGCACGTAACTTAAATCACGAAATCCAACAGCTATTAGCACGGTTAGTTGAGCTGCAAGATCAAATGGAAACGGGTAAAATCCAAGTGGAACTTTCTTCCAATAAGTTCTAATTGGGATAAATAACTGTGTATATAATTAGAAAGCACAGTTCAATGAGTAGACCAAAACCAAATGTATTGTTAGAGTTCACAGATAAAAACACTTATAAAAGTGAGCAAGTTTTAGCCAGCGAAGGCATCTGGGCAGTTTACTATCAAAACAAACCAATTAATCTAAAAAGTTTTAATAGCTTAGTTGGGTATCCAGGACCCAAGTATAAGAAAGTGTCATTTTCTAATCAAGGCCATGCAATCAATTTAGCTAAAAAACTAAACAAACTTTTTAAAACTGAAGAATTTTCCGTTGTATTATTGACAGCCGGCAAACAGATATTTCCAAATGGATCTGAAGCGTAAGTTAGCTTTTGACGTTTGCTCATATTTAGGATTAACAGATAATAGTTTTGACTCTGTATATCTAAATATGTGGCGTAATATAAGGGAAGATGGCGGTTATCGTTTAACTGAACGTGGACACGAATGGTTGAATGAACTTGGGTTGAAGTGTCACACGATCAAATTGGATTATGATTCTCACAAAACAAACGTAACAACTGGCAACATCTTACTTGGATTAGACCGCCATTTGAAGGCGCCATATTTTCTAAAAGGTGGAAAGCTTAGTATTTTTGATGATAGTATCAGCACACAATTGTTGCTGTATGGCGGGGATATCAAAGCTTATATTGAAGCTAACAGTTAGTGTAAGCTTGGGTTATATATTGGATCTATAATTACACCAGTATCACCTCTAAACAAGAAATTTCCAAAATGCAAATCTAGCTGATCTCCTTTTCCTCTTATCTTGTTAATTTTCATAAGTGTATCATAAAGAAGTGGGTCTACTTTTTTAAGTCTTATAGCTCTATTTTTGATAGTAGCTGGAGAGTAAATGTCCTCAACTGCATCTTTAAACATTTTATGTTTTGGATTATCTCGGTTGATATAATCAAGTTTTTCTAAACGAACAACATAAACACCCTTTGCTATTTTAATATACTTTCCTTTAATTTTTGGAAGATATGGATTACCTTGATTAGCTCTAACAAATTCAAAGAACTTAAAATATGATGGATCATTATAGAAAAGCTTAAACACCCAAGGGTACTGAGGATGAGTAAATGTTGCACCAAACGAACCTTGGCCTAATTCCTTAAACCCTTTTTTCTTTAGATATTTAGAAAAGGTAATTAATGCATTGTTACGTCCATAATTCCATTCTGTGCCTAATTCATCCCTAGAACCAACTGGAGGAAACTTTTTTTTAGCTTTCTTATAGATTAGATTGCTTTTGTATGGGGTAAGTTCACTAATTTTCATAACCAATTATTTATTTGTTTTCTTAGTTTCATGTTGCTATAATGACAATATTAAACAGCCTGGTTAGCTCAGTGGCAGAGCGGAAGACTCTAAATCTTCGCCAGCGTGGGTTCAATCCCCACACCGGGCACCAATTTTTAGGATTGATATGTACGATAAACGTTCACAATTTAAATATGACCTTGAACGCACACTGTATGCGCTCAAACATGATATTAAAAATGTTCCAACAACAAGTAATCAACGTATCATACAATTATTAGAATATTCAAAGGAAAACAATGCACAGCGTAAAGATTAGACGTAACGAACTATTAGAAATTGTTCGTGGAAACAAAGAAAAGCATATTAAGGAATTCAACGAAGCAGTTGAAGATTTCAAGAGAGCTGTAATTAAAATTAGCGAAGAAAACCTAGCACTAGCTAATAGTGGTGATCTTAAAGAAATCGCTAAGATTAAGTCTGTTCCACAAAAGCCAATTAGTTATGAATCAAGCTACACACGAGCAATTCGTATGCTTGAACTAAGTGTTGAAACTGAGATTGAACTTGAGCTTCATGATTTTGATCAGCTAGTACAAGATGAGTGGCAGTGGAAGCAATCGTTCACAACATCAAACAGCACATATAAGAGCTTCTAAAGAATGCGCCTGCCTCCTATACCCACAGGCCCAGTCGCGAGGGTAGGTAACGTTGTGGTGATATTGCATCTACTGCGGAGGACTAGGGGTGGAGATCAAACCCTCACGTAGGTGGGAAGCCTACAACTAAATAGAAATGTGAACGCGGTGTTCACATCCAACAGAGTTTAAATTTGGGTACTTACTCTGTGTACCGTTAAAAAGGAAACAAAATGATGTATAACGCAGGCTTCGCTGTAGCCATAAAAAATAACGGCAAAGTTCTCAGAGAATTTAACAAAGACACAGTATTCCTACCATTTGGTAGCGAGTATACAATACTTGTTAAGAACCTCAACACAAAGCGAGCAATAGTAAACATTACTATTGATGGTCAAAACATGACTAAAGATGGATTAGTTGTTAATGCTGGTAGCGAAGTTGAACTTGAACGTAAGATTACTGACAACCTATCAAAAGGCAATAAGTTTAAGTTTATTGAACGCACTTCTCAAATTGAACAACATCGTGGCGTAAAGCTTGAAGATGGTGTTATACGTATTGAATATCAGTACGAAAAAATCTACCATTATCAACCACTCTACTATGTCGCACCAAATGTTTGGTATGGCGGTGGTTCAACTTGGAATGACATAGTTGTTGGCGGTACAACAACCTCAACTAATTCAGTTCTACGTAGTGCAGCTATCAATAGCATACAATGTTCTGCAACATCAAGCATGAGCGAACATCCTGGTGTAGCTTGTAGCGACTTTGTGCAACAAGGGTTTAACGATGCAGGCATTACTGTGCCTGGTAGTGAAAGCAATCAGAAGTTTAACACTGTTTCAAGTTTCCCGTTGGAATACGAGAAGCATGTAATGATCCTTAAGTTGGTTGGTGAAACGCCAGATAACGAACCTATCCGTAAACCTGTTACTGTTAAGGCAAAACCAAAGTGTGTAACGTGCGGCAAGCAAAACAAAGCACACGCTAAGTTTTGTAGCCATTGCGGCACTGCACTTACAGTAATCGCATAATAAATTGCTCTTAAATAGTGTTGGTGCTTTAATAGCATCAACACTATCAATAAGGAAATTATGATGAGTGATAAAAAGATGGTCAAGCTTAATGTAGAAGGCATTAATGCTGAGATTGAAGAAGATCTAATACAAGATGCAATGGCAATTCATGGTATTGACATTGTTAAAGAAATGACCGAAGTATTACAAAAAGAAACCGCTATTGAAAAGGAAAGAACAAATGAGCTAGGTTGAAATTGGTTGTCGTGAATTAGTATTTCACTTCAACAAAAAGCATTTAGAAGATCCCACAATACCTATGTGGGTAGTAAAGACAAAAGGCGAAAGTTACTACGTACACCACGTAGACTGTACAGTTCCTTGGAGCACAAAGGAAACGCCAAATAACTCGCACACCAAAGGCAGCATTAAGGTAAAGAACTGTCTACTCGTTATTGACGAGGAAAACTGTGCTACAATACAAAAACTAACATCCTCAGACTTATTGCGTTTAAAGAAGAAGAACAGCGTTCGTGTCATCACACATTTTGGCACAGAGTTGCGTTCTGCTTTACACAATATCAAGCATGGCGACATAAAGATGTTTTATGGTTCATGCAGCACCACATATTACGTAGTTGATCTTTTCAGTAAAGATGATTTACCAATGTTGCTGTTGGGTTGGCCTAAGCCCCATAACGCTATACGTGTATTAATGCCCAATGAGGAATACTATAAGTTGTACGATTCTACAACTAAAGATAGTATTAATATTGATGAAGAGGATTGGGCAGATCTATATGAGGACTAAGTCCTTGTTTTCATTACGGAATCTTTTTTGCGAATTTGAGCACTTTTTGGTTGACGTTTCCTAGTTTGGCACTATTATGTGAATATGGAACAAAAGAAGCGCAAGCGTAGGACTGACCGCAACCATGCAATTTACAAAATTGTAGTGGGCAAGGAGTTTTACATTGGCGTGACCGTTGTTGACAGCGGCAAAAAGGCAGAGGTTAGTGTTAACCGCCGCTTTGTTAAGCATTGGAGCCGGCGCAACGATGCTGACCGTTGGGCTTGGAAAATTTATGAGGCTCTTCGCCGCGTTGAGCGTGAAACCGTTAAGCTTGAAGTAATCGAGGTTGTGCGCGGCAAGGCTGCTGCCCACGAGCGTGAACGTGAAATTATCAAGCGCAAGAAGCCCACCCTTAACAGCGATGTGCGAGGAGCATAAAATGGGAACATATATTTACAAGACAAAGTCTGCATACAATCCAAATACGTTGGAGTTGACAATTACAGAAACAGATGAAGGTGGATATACAACTTTTCTTTTTGAGGGTTTCTACAACCTCAAAGAGGCAAACGCCTATGCTACTAAGTGGCAGGACAATTGGGAGTTTGGATACTTTGGGTCAGCATACGCAGAGGAAACACCTAAAGGTCCAATTGTTCGTGCGCGGCGCCGAAATAGCTGCGATTAACAGTTGACATTATAAACGTAGGCTGTATAAGCAACATATGAGTGAGGGACACATGAACGATAAACTTGCTAAGGCAATAGAACTACTTGCAGAGGCAAACACACTCGTACAGGAAGTTTTTCCTGCAGATGATGAGTTGTATGACTTGCATTGTGCAATTGAAGATGTAATCTCAACAATTGAAGATATGGCTGGAGAAATTGAAAATGGCTAACCTTTCCATTAACGAAGTAAATTCCGCTATTATGCATCAGGACTGGACAAACGACCAGCTTAACAGCATGGCAATGGCAGTTAAGTATGCGCGTGAGCGTCTTACCAAGCGTACCGTTTGGACACTTACTCTTGGTGCTGATGTTAAGTTTACCAACAGCCGCACTGGTCGCGTTCATGTTGGTAAGGTCACAAAGATTAACCGTAAGCGTGTTATTGTGCGTGAAGGTTTCACCAATTGGACTGTGCCCGCTGCAATGCTTAGTGCGGCGTAAGGTCCAATATAATCTATTGACATTGTCTGTAGATGTGTTAAAAGTGTAATTGTTAATTAGCTAACTGATTGGGAGATACAAAATATGGCTAAGACTGATAAGAACGCTAATGCTATTAGCGAAGTACGTACCGTTACGTCTGCAGAAGCGCGTAACCTTATTAAGATTGCCGCAGTGCGGCGTAAGCGTCCCATTTTCCTTTGGGGACCTCCGGGTATTGGTAAGTCCGAACTTGTTGCCGATATCGGTACTGAGATTGATGCGCTTGTAATTGACTTGCGTATGGCACTACTTGATCCAACTGACCTGCGTGGTATTGGTTTCTATAACCCCAACACCAACACAATGGATTGGGCGCCGCCTGTTGACCTTCCTACTGCGGAAATGGCAGCTAGGCACAAGTATGTCATTTTGTTCCTTGACGAAATGAACTCTGCTCCGCCTGCTGTACAGGCTGCTGCATACCAGCTTATTCTTAACCGGCGTATTGGTCAGTATCGTCTGCCCGACAACGTGGTAATTATTGCTGCTGGTAACCGCGAGACTGACAAGGGTGTTACTTACCGTATGCCTGCTCCGCTTGCTAACCGTTTCGTTCACTTCGAGATGCGCGTTGACTTTGAAGCTTGGCACACTTGGGCAGTTACGCATAACGTTCACTCGGACGTAATTGGTTATCTGTCCCAGCACAAGGGCGACCTGTTCGACTTTACTCCAACTAGTTCTTCTCGTTCGTTTGCTACTCCGCGTAGCTGGACGTTCGTTAGCGACATCCTGCAGGAGCAGATGTCAGACAAGGAAGTGACCGACGTTATTGCTGGTACCGTAGGCGAGGGCATTGCCCACAAGTTTATTGGTCACCGCAAGTTCTCTGGTCAGCTTCCAAAGGCTGAGGACGTAGTTGAAGGTAAGGTTAAGGACCTTAAGGTGCAGGAAATTTCCGCACATTACACCCTTATGATCAATCTCTGCTACGAGCTTAAGGAGCGTTTCGAGAACAACTCCAAGAAGGCTGACGACAAGTGGCACTCTAACGTAGACAACATGCTGCGTTACATTATGGACAACCTCAGTGCTGAGCTGACCATTATGGGTATGCGTACTGCGGTAATGACCTACCGTCTGCCAATTGCTGCTCAGAAGCTTAAGAACTGGGATGAGTTCAACAAGAAGTACGGCAAGTACATTCTCGCCGCTGCTGAGTAAGCATCCACAATAGTTGGAGCGGGGTACCCAATCCCCCGCTCCTGGTAAGTTGTCCTTGGGAGGTTTGGGACGACAGTGGTGAGGCGATTGGTTGGGGCTATTCATCACAAGGTATTCATAATGGCAAACAGGTATAAAAAAATTACTGATCCAGATGGGAATCACATAGATACCTTCTCTACTAGAGAACAAGCCTTTCTAGAAAAACTAGATGGTCGTAATCCACTTTACAAACATTATAAGTATCGTTTCACTGTTAGTGGCAAAGAGTTACCTTCTAAATTTTTAAATTGGATGGTAAACAACTTTGGTCCACCAACAAGTTATGGAATGGCTAAACATTATGTTAAATGTGGACAAGGTTTAGAAAATGTACCTTGGGTTCATTATAACGAAAGAAGTTATTGGAATCACCACCACATTTATTTCAATCAGGATTGCGAAGTATTAGTTCGTCTTAACTTCATGCAAGGCAGGACGTTTTGAGACTTGTCCTCAATAGTGATCTTTGGAATAAAATTTACTACACTTTAGGACGCGATGCACTTAACAGTCGTACCGGCAGGTATGAAATGGAAAAGTGGTTTAAAGAAAATCACAACATAACAATCAACACATTTCCAGATGGTCGTTGGAAAAGTGTTGATATTGATGACGAAGACCTTGTAATGATAATGCTTAAAATAGGAGCACCACATGACGTTATTTGAAGATTTTGATATTTGGTGGAAGATGCCTAAGTATAAGGACGTTGAAATTCCTGCAAAGGAGTTTAGTGATGTTGAGATTAAACAGCGCAATGGATCCAACAAAGGATGGCCTGGTCCCGAGGATAATGTTCACTATTGGGTTGAACTTGAAAATGGCATGGCTGTTGGTATTATTACTCCAAAGAAGAAACCAGCTACGTTTCCATTTTATAGAATGGTGTAATGACAAACAACCACAGAGATAATCGTGGGGCTGGCACAGGAGTTATCCTTGCTGGCTCCAAACCATTTGCACGTGGTATTTGGGACGTTTACGAAACAACCAATAATCATATTGGATTATTTGAACGTAGCTTTTGGTTACAAGGGAATGATAAATGGCCTAGCAACGTTGGTACCCGCAATATTTTAAGTGAAGCACTGGATGACTTTGCTCGGTTTGTTGATGAAAATTTCCAAGACAATTTGATAATGCTAGAATGGACTAATATTCGTGTTATGGGCGGTATCGGATCTATTGATGGTAAACAAATTGCTGGCTCAGTATATTTAGAAGAAAAAGCAAGAAAAGCTAAAGGCATTGTTGACGCTTATGAAGATACCCCAAGAATAATGGGCTATGAACTACGAGTTAGCGAACGCGATGCGTTTACTTTTCTAACTTTATGGAAGGGTTATGATGGATGAGTATATATCAACGGAAGATGAATTAAATCGAGTTTGGCGTAGATATTACATGCAACGATTCTACGAAGAACCTACTCTATGGAATCTTAATTATGCTCAAATTGATCGCAGAGGGTATAAGGCACGTTGTTTTGAAGATTGGTTATATGATCAAGGCATTAGTGTAATTCAACGAAACAGAAAACGTTATATGCGATTTTTTGATCGCAACGAAGCAACAATGTTTATATTGACATACCTATGACAGAAGACATGTCGTTAAACGATTACCTTAAAGGTATTAAGCGTATGCATTGGCATATTGTTCGTGTACCATCTGGTAACAGTTATCATCTAATGGAAAGATGGCGAGAAGAAAATAATTTTGGAGATTGTATATTCTTAGGAATGCATGGTGAGAACGTTACATACTTATTTGAAAGAGATCAGGACGCAGTTATGTTTGCGTTGAGGTGGGGATGATCTGGCCTTTCTCTCTGCCACCAAGAATAGATGCTACCAGGCAATTAAACATTCCAATTGATTGGGCGTATAGTGAGTACAAATATGTTTTTCGTATAAACTGGAATTATCGTTTTTTATTTCGTGCTAACGATCTAAGACAAGAATTAGAGCAAGCATGTATGCAAAACTTTGCATATTATGTATTTGATCGTGTAATTTATGATTATTGGAGCAAGCGTTGGTTCTCTAATTCAATTGGTGGCGGAGACGAAATTTTTATCGTTACAAATTATGATGCTGGTGTTACATTATTACAGTTGAGGTGGTCATGAAAGAATTGCCATTAGGATTGTACGGAAAAAACGATGCTGTTGCTACAAAAGCAAATAGGGATGAAGTCGTTGCATGGTGTGTAGAAAATAAAATTGGTGCTTTTTTCTATGGCAAGTATTTGGTCAACGGGAATGATTATTGGATTGTATCCGATGATGAACACCGTGTAATGTTTATGTTGAGGTGGTCATGATACATCACTGGCGTCGAGACGAAGGCGGCGGTTATTTTGAGCCAAACGTAAAAACTGCTTGGCGTTGCATCATCTATGCTAGAGATTTCAATTTGGATTTAGAGCGATGGTTCTTGGATCAAGGAGCCGTAGATGAGGTTGACTACGATTTCAATAAACGCTATAATTCAGGAGACCCAGCATATTTTATTTCAATTTATCGAGAAGATTTAGCAACTGCATTTTTGTTGAGATGGAATAATGAAAATTGAAGTTAAAGAATTTGAATTTAATGGTCTACGATTTTTTATATCTAAGCATCCTATCAACACGAATCACCGTAAAATTTGGTCCGAAAGTAATGTTAGTCCAACTGAAATGAAAATAGTATGTAAAGATTTAGGCGACAAACGTTGGATGTGTAGAGCAGAAGTGCCGGCAGAGCAAGCTCGAGAGTTTGAGTCTTGGGTAGAGGAAACTATGAGTGAACGTTGCCTAATCAGCAAAGAATTTGAACATGATCCAGATGGCACACTAAGACGTATCTACGAAGTTCGTGGCGGAGATGTTAGTGACAGAACAATGTTAATGTTGAGGTGGAAATGAAATTAGATAAAGTAAAAGTTGAAGCAAAGACGAGAACGTTATCAGCCAATTACACTGTTGAACAGTCTGAAGAGATTGAACACATTCTTGGTGACGAATTACAAAAAGAGATTGATAATGAAGTAATGAATTCAATTCTTGGACCTACACTAAGAGAAAGAGGTTGGTATCCTATTGTATTAAAAGATACATATTGGGCGGATATTCCAAAAGAATGGATTGCAGGAAATATTCAATACGAATATAGTTGCTTTGGTAGTTATTGGTATTTTGCAAATCAAGCAGACGCTACTGCATTTGCATTAAAATGGACATAACATGGCACTTTGGACTTTCTGTGATGATTTGGACACACCAGAACTTGGCATTTGTTTAAGCATGGATTGGTGGGACAAAAATGGCAACACTGTAAAAGAGTGGTTCCAAAATGAAGGAGAAGGTGTTGGTTCCGTTGTAAGCGATCACATGATTTTTGTTTACCCAAATAAAAGAACGCTTTTTTTGCTAAGATTTGGACCTTAAATTGATTAATCAAATCAAACACTTAGCATGGTGCTGGATTTGACATTTTAACAGTTGATGCTATAATTACTACATTAATTAGGAGATATCTAATGCACGTTTATATGGCTAAGAAGAAGAAAGATATTGCAAAGTGCCTGCCTTATGACGCGAAGCGTGACGCACAGGCACGTGACCGTCTTATCCAGGCGCGCGTTAAGATGCTTATGACCCAAGACTTTTGGGGTAAGATTGCTACACGTATGAAGCTTATCAATGCTGACGAATGGTGTGCTACACTAGCCACTGATGGTCGTAATTTTTATTACAACTCCGCATTTGTTCTATCGCTTAAGCACATTGACAAAGTAATCTTTGGTTTTGCTCACGAAGTGCTGCATTGCGTATATGATCACATTGCGCGTACTGGCAGCCGTGATCGCCAGCTTTCCAACATTGCACAAGACTATGTAATTAACGCTGATCTTGTTCGTCACCGTATTGGTCAGAAGATTGATGAAATTGACATCATCTATGACGACAAGTATTATGGGTGGGCATGGGAAGCGGTCTATGATGAACTAATGAAGAATGTTAAGTTCATCAACGTTGAAGACCTTGCTGACATGCTACTTGACGATCACCTTGAGGAAGGTGAAGATGATGGTGATGGCAAAGAAGGTGACAAGGATAGCGTAAGCCGCAAGCGTCCTGTTATCAGCCGTGAGGAGCGTGAGAAGCTTAGGGACGAGTTCCGTGAAGCTATCCTGCAAGCTGCACAGGGCGCAAAGCCTGGTTCGCTGCCGTCAGGTGTTGAACGCATGGTAAAGAGCATGACTGATCCCAAGCTGGATTGGCGTTCGCTTATTACTATGAAGATCCCTTCGCTTGCTAAGAACGACTATAGCTACCAGCGCCCCAACAAGAAGTATCAGTACTCCGGTATTGTTATGCCTGGTCTACAGCGTGAAGAAGCAATTGACGTTTGTATTGCTATTGACACATCCGGTTCTATCAGCCAGCAGCAGCTCGAAGAAGTGTTGAGCGAGATTGTTGGTCTTATGGACATGTATGCGGAGTTTACGCTACGCATTTGGCAGTTTGATACTGGCATTTACGGTTACGAAACTTTCACTAAGGACACTGCTGGTGACCTTATGCGTTATGAAATTAAGGGTGGCGGTGGTACTAGCTTTGCTGCTAACTGGGACTTCATGAAGAATGAAGGTATCGAACCCAAGCTGTTCATTATGTTTACGGACGGTGAAAGCTTTGATGGTTGGGGTGATCCAGACTATCAGGACGATATGCTTTGGATTATCAACAATCCGTATAACAAGAGCATTGAACCTCCCTACGGTGCGTGGGCATACTACGAGTAAGCAACAGGGCGGGGTAGAAATATCCCGCCCAAACTTTATGAGGATGAAATGAAAAACGAAGTTTGGTCAGCAGTACTTGATGACATTTACGAGTGCAAGGTTATTAGAACTGAAGACAATCGAGGAGTGCTATCTATTCGACGTAAGGGTAAATCAACCGGTACACTACTTTGGGAAACTGGAGTTAATCTAAGCTACGGTGCAGCATTTGGCCCTGACGTTTTTGACGTTGCTGAATGGGAAGCAATGTGTTTGGATTTTGTTGATAACATTGATAAGGTAAAGTAAATGAAGACTTACTGGACAGGTTGGTATAAGGACGGTACTTCAGATAAGATTTGGGGTATCCTAAAAGTAAATGATGGATATTATAACTTTTGGTGCCGTCGTGGTGCTAAAATGCAGTTCAAAGCTATTGATTATCCAAAGTATGGTCACAAGGAAAAGAAAGGATATCGTGCAATTAGCGATGCTCAACTTGAAACAATTTATCCTGGATTCTTTGATGAAGCACAAAGCAATCTTGTGTTTGCACTAATGGCGGATAAGGTGCGATGAACCCTGCTCCAGTAAGTTTTATGTTTGCCTACGGCATGAATACTAATCTAACAAGCATGATGCTTAGATGTCGTAATGCAAAATGTCTAGGGAAAGCTTACCTTCCCGATCACACATTACAATTTCGCTACCACTTGGATATTGCTCCAAGCAAGTTTGATGTTGTACAAGGAGTTCTTTGGCAACTTGATTACGAAGATTTCAAAGTGATCGATCAACTTGAAGGATACCCAGATTACTACAGTCGTTACATTTATCAACCCTATATTGATAATTACTATAACACGTTTCCTGCTTGGACTTATGCAATGTGGAACAAGGACTCATTTGAATATCCTGATGAACGTTACTTGGATTTAGTAATTGAAGGGTATCGTCAAAATGATATCGACGTGCAGCAACTTAATAACGCGCTACAACAAGTTGAGAAGTATAAACAGGAGACAATGTAATGGCAACTAACATGCGTAGTTGGGGTATCCTTGGAAACCCCTCAAAAGAAAAAATTGAACAATACAAAAACATGCCCGTTGGCAGTTTTAGAAACATGGTGAAGAACCTTAGCCGTACCAAGAAGGGCAAAGTACTACAGGAATTTACTGTTTATGTGACTAAGCGGGACGTTGATATGACCCGTGGCACCATCAAAGTTGAATCTTTTGAATGGGCAGATGCTGTGCAAATTGCACGTGAGCGCAGTGACCAAGTTGCGTGGGATACAGATCCTTACGCTACAAACAAAGAAGAATACGTGTATTCAAACATGGATCCTTTAAAGTACAAAGTTTAACCAAAAAGCTGTTCAACATAATAAATATGATATCATGTTGAACAGTAAACAAAAAGCATTCTTAACTCTTTGCGAAGCAATAGTAAACGAAGCTAGTTCACTCCCAGCAGTTATTGGAACGGGAATGGCAGCTACTGCTATTATGAAGCATATACACAGCAAAATGGAGAAAACCCATGATGTTGCTGTTAAATCTATACCTTCTATAGAGCTAGCTGACATAAAAAAATATGGTGGTTTTTATATAATCCAAGGTGAATTAGGTTATGTAGCTATTACTGGTGGTCGCTATGGAATGCAACTAGGTGGTGTTAAAAAAGGCCAACAGCAAGTAGTTTCCGTTGAAGTTACAGGTGTCCCACAGCTAAGAAAATTTGTAAAAGAATACGCTGGTAAACTAGAAAAATACTGGAGAGGCACTGACAGATATGGCGGCGATAACCGAGATATTAAAGGCAAACGCGCTCAACTTAGAACAGTTAATCGTGCAGTAGTCAATACTGATTCTTTGTTTGAACGATTTAGACCTCTTTTCACAAAAGCAGCACAGTTAGCAGTAAACGATATACGTGGTATTGCTTCAAACATGATTAAAACTGGTAACTACAGCGATGCAGAAAGAAAACTAAGAGTTTTGGCTAGATTAGATAATCACCTACAAACTCTTGAAATAAACCCAAAGCTTGCCAGTAAAGATCGAGATTACACTATTCGTGGTACTAAAGATTTTTTCTCTGAAAAAATACAAGATGCAATTGAAACAACTGCACATCATTTTTATGGACAGCATGATGATCCAACTGCAAAAGTAAGTGTTAGTCAAGAGCACGTAAATCAATTGTTTTCAGACATACAAAATGGTGATACTAAAAAGCTTTCAGCATTACTTGCATATTTTAAGAGTGGATTGGTAAGATGATTATCGAAGAATTATTTTTAGTTGAAGGTCCAGTTGAAGATAGGATCATGAATGATCCAAAATATGGCAAGATGCTTGCCCTTGCATTTAAGCATGACAACACTATACCTAACGCTGTACATGCAGCGTTAGGCCCTAAACCAGATCCACGCAAAGCTGCTGAAATTTGGCTTAAGCTTCTTGATAAAGCAAACAACAATTCCCAGTTAGGTGTAATTAGTCCAGAGAAAAAGTTTTATGATTGGGCTACAAAAGTATATACCAACCAAGGTATGAGTTGGGAAAATTTTATATCACGTGGCGTTGATAATTTACATTCCTATTATCTACTAAGCAGACGTAACTTATTAAAACCAGCTGATCAAGACGTTAATCGTTTCCCTTCATTATCTACATTTGAAAATGCGATGGCTAAATATCGCGAGCAATTACAAAAAATTAAAGAAGAAGAGCGTCTAAAGCAAATGGCTAAGGACGCTAAGATTGTTACTATTGTGGACAACGATACATTTACTGCATGGGTTCCATTAAATTATGGTGGTAGTTGTACGCTATCTCGTTCAACTGGTGAGTTCGCTAATTGGTGTACAGGTACTCTTTCAAGCGATAACTATTTTAATATGTATAGCAAAAAAGGCCCACTTATTGTTTTCCAAAGTAAGGTTCGTCCAGAAGACAAATTCCAAATGCACGCCCCAACAAATCAATTCAAAGATAAAAAAGATGAAGAGATTGATCGCGATGCGTTTGCCAAAAAGTATCCAAATGCAATGGTTGAAATTCAACAGGGACTAATTGCTAGCGGTGAAAAGTTTGCAGAGATATATCCAAATATTGAGAACCATGCTACTCAACTTAAAAATACATTAAGAGCTGCATTTGGTAAAGAACAAGAAGCTCAAAAAACTTGGCAAATTACTGGATTTAACGAACGAGGAGCAATTGATCGTAATGTAGTTCTTCACAGATTTAATGCTCCAAATAGAGAAGCAGCAGCAGAAATCGTTACCCAATGGCGTCGTGAAAATCCAGGTGTTATGTCTGCTGGGCTCGACGAAATAACATAGTTGACACTTAAAAACTCTCATGCTAAACTAAATGCATGGAAATTAATAATAACGAATTAGGACTAGACGAAGTGGTAATGGAAAAATGTCATTTCCATATTGAACGCATGAGCGATACTAGTTTTTGGATTGGCGTTAGTAACAACAAAGATGGGTATTATCACATCAACTTGCATATTGAAAAAGGCAAGTTAATAGCAAGGATTGAAAAACAATGAAAATTTATTTAGGTCCATACGTTTATCATATTGGTACTTATCAAATTGCCAATAAAATTTTATTTTGGAAAGATGTAGATAGTGATGCTGTAAAAAAGCTTGTTTCTATTCTAGAAAAACTAGGAGTTAGAAAACTTACTGATTGGGTAAACACAAAGCAAAATCGTAAAATCAAAATACGCATTGACAAATATGATACTTGGGGTATGGATCACACCCTTGCTCTTATTGTACTTCCCATGCTTAAGCAGCTTAAGGCTACTAAACATGGCAGTCCCTGTGTAGATCAAAAAGATTTACCAGTCGAGCTACGCTTTACTAAACGTGAACAGCTTGTATTTGATAAAGGGTATTTGGGCGAAAAAATCAAAACAAACGACGAAGAACTCGATGCAGTTCACAAAAAGTTTCATTCCCAGTGGGCATGGATACTAGATCAAATGATTTGGTCATTTGAAAATCACGAAGATGATAAAGAAGAATATCATCATTACTATGACCCATATATGCCAGGTGAACTTCTTGAGGAAGAACCAAAATCTTATGTAATTAAAGAAGATGGTACACGAGAAGAAACTGAACCTCTTTTTGACGAAAACTTTCGCCGTAAAATGGGTAAGTTTAATCAAGAAAAATTTGAAGCATACACAGAACGCAAACAACGCGGGTTTGTATTGTTTGGAAAATATTTTCAAAACTTGTGGGATTAAATGGCTGGCTATAATTTTAAATGGTATGAAGACATGCCAACCCCATGGGATATAGATTGCAGGGGTAAATTTTGTATTCACGAAATGACTTTTAACGAGGACGAATATCGTTCTAAAAGCGCAGAACACAAGTATGAGGTATTTCATCGGCTTAGAAAAGAAATGGAAGAATCTGGTAAACTTGAGTTTTTTAAGAATCAAGGAATTGACTATTTTCAATCAGCCAAATATGCTGTAGTTAGAAATCATACTACATATGAAGTGACACTCACAGTTTTAGTTGACATGCCGCATAGTTTGCGTACACTATACAAATTAACATTTACGGAGTAAAAATGAGAAACGATCTAATTGAAGCAAGCCGCAAGCATTTTGAGGCTCACATTGAAAAGCATAGAATGAATGTTGAAGTTATTCTAAGCAACCCAACTGCTATCCATGGACATGTAGATGTTATGGATGCAATTGAAAAAGAACTAGCTGAAATGGCGGATTACGCAGATAAGCTAGAAATGCTCACTACATATTTTAAGGTAAGCTAATGCCAAACTTAGTTCCAATTGTACTAGAGAAAACTGCTAACGGAGAACGTAGCTATGACATTTATAGCCGACTGCTTAAGGATCGTATTGTCATTATGGATACGGATGTTAACGAGCACAGCGCCAGTCTCATTGTGGCACAAATGCTTTTCCTTGAAAGTGAAGGCCCTGGTGATCCAATTAACTTTTACATTAACAGCCCAGGTGGTAGCGTAACAGCAGGCATGGGTATCTATGATACCATGCAGTTTATTAAGAGCCCAGTACACACATATGTCTTTGGACAAGCTGCAAGCATGGGATCGCTACTTGCACAAGCAGGTGAACCTGGACACCGTTATATGATGCCACATGCGCGACACATGATCCATCAGCCAAGTGGCGGTGCTCGTGGTATGGTAAGTGACATTGAGATTACTTACAAGGAAATCCAACGTCTTAAGGAAGAGCTTACACGTATCTATGTAACACATAATAGTGCAGGTAAAACTTTTGAGCAGCTTACAAAAGATATGGATCGCGATACTTGGATGACTGCTGAACAAGCAGTTGAGTATGGATTAGTAGATCAAATTGTAAAGAAAAGAGTATGAGCTTATACTTAGATAACAAAGTTGATCCAATCGCAGCAGCAGGTGGAAGAGAGTTGGACTTCATTCCAAAACACTTCCATTGTGTGTCCCTATCTAATGGCTATTATGATCAAAGATCTATACGAAATTGGATTTGGAAAAATCAAAGTGGTAGATTTGCTATTGCTACTAAAGTATCAGAGGACATGCGTAACGAGCTATTTGCTGCTTTTGAAGATTCAGGCGAAGCAATTATGTTTACACTTATTTTACCTACACTAAAGTCAGACTTTTTTGATGACTTTTAATTAAGCTAAATAAAGTTAGCATATTATTAAGAGGACAATATGGAAAAACAAGAATCTTTAAATTTAAATGATTTAAAACTAATGGCGCAACTTATTAAAGTTGTGTCTACAAGAGGTGCTATTCAAGCAGAAGAAATGGC